GTGAGATTGTCTGCGAAGGACTTAAAGCAGCTGGATATACTCCGGGAATCTACGCATCCTTAAGCTGGTTCAACAACTATCTTGGCAGTGTTCGCGGAAAATATGTTGAGTGGATGGCAAGATACAAGAATCTTCCGGAAGATACATACAAAGGTCAGTATGCTATTTGGCAGTATGCTTCTGATGGACAGGTAGATGGAGTCAGTGGAAGAGTAGACGTCAACCATTGCTACATGGAGCTTGGTGGAAGTGTTGCACCGGCAACACCGTCTAAACCAGCAGAGAAGAAAGACTTAGGACAGGTCGATATCACATATCAGGCTTTCACAGACAGATGGTGGCCGCCAGTAGTTAATAAAATTGACTGGGCTGGAAAAGGTGATAATGTCTCAATCAAATGGCTTGCTATCAAGGTAAGCAAGGGAAGTATCCGCTGCCGAGTATACACAAGAAAGAATGGTTGGTTGCCATACCTCACATTCGGTAATAGCTATGATCTGAATGATAAGAAGAATGGAATCCTCGGAGATGGTTCAGAGATTCTTGCAGTTGAGCTGTACTACATTACACCGGAAGGATACAAGTACAAGATGGTTCACTACAGAGTTTCTGTACAGAACAACAAGAACTTCTACGCAGATCAGGTCGATACACTGAAAGCAAGTGGCATGGACGGATATGCCGGAGACAAATACAGATTCATTGACAAGTTCCAGGCTTGGATTGAGTAAGACTACAACTGTTCTAAAAAGCAAAAATCCCGGGTGAAATTCCCGGGTTCTTTTTATTTCTTTTTATTGTTATTCTTTCTTGTTTGACCAGTCATTGTGTAACCGTTCTTACTTTCGCATGCGGCTTCACGACCTCTTTGCAAAGCAATATTCAAAGAAGCAAGGTCAGGCATTATATTATCTTCATTGGCAAGCTCACCTCTTGCCTTTTCCATAAGGAAGTTGTCGTAAACAGCTTGACAGATATTCACTCTCGACCGCATAGAGCAGTGATTGTTAGCTGTCAGCATATTTAATTGCTCGTGCCATGAGGAACCAGTATCTCCGAACATACAGTAAGCCATTTGACGAATATCTCGCTCAGTGTAGTTTGCGTTTATGTAAGCATGAATACAGTCAACCATCTTTTCGATTTCTGTATCTTTTTCAATAGTTAAGAATTTGTCCGGGTATCGGTAGCTGAGAATGTACTTTTCCATGTTTAATCCTAGCACCGAAAACCATTTCTCAAGTGTTCTGTAACCAGGCTCACCTATTCCGGATTCCCAGTTCTGAATTGTAGTGACTGACTTTCCGAGAGCTTGAGCCATTTGCTTTCTTGTTTTTCCGGCATCTGTTCTTGATTTTGCAAGCATGTTGCCAAAATTCTGTGCTCTTTCAATCTCAGATGACATAAAAAATTTTACCTCCTTTTTGCCATTTCGCAACCAAAAAATTGTGTGTCCAATCCAAAAAAATAAAGACATAATATTTTACGTCTATTTTTCACGGATGCGAATAAAAAATTTAATGCATAATTATAAAAATTTTAGTAAGTACTTTTTCCCCCGTTTCCGCTATAATAAAAACAAATTTTAAAAACGGAGGGCAAACACATGAAAGAATTTTTAAACACTATTGCATACTTATTATCTGTGAGACCGATTATTGGTGAAACTGAGTACATGAGACAGTTGTCCTCATATGTTGGAACGATTGTCCCGGAGTCAAAGTCAGACCAATTTGATCGATTTCCTCTTGCATCTTACACCAGTGCTGACAATCTTGCAAGTGATATCTTCAAATTTATTGATGATTAATTCTTAATAATCGTTATTCGGTTCTCTTATAGATGGGTCAGGGGTGATTTTTATGGATGAGAAAGAGAGACTGAGATTGCAACTAATAGAAATGATCGTTAAAATAGAAAGCGCAGGCACAATAGAGTACCTGCACACATTCGTTAAACTTTTTTTAGAAGAGTGGGGTTAGTCCTCGCTCTTTTTATGCGATAGCATATAATTTATTAAATTCATAATTATTTCTTGTTCCTCTTTATTCAATAAAGAGAGTTTGTTATAAAATTCAAAATCTTCTTCAGCGATTTCTTTTGAAACCTTAGCTTTACCTTCTGAATACTCTTTTGTTTCATCATCAAATCCCATCAGCCATCCTTCACTTACTCCAAGAGCCATTGATAATACCATAATTTTATCTTGACTCGGCTCAACTTTGCCGGAAACATATTGGCTTATATTAGACTTGTTCATTTTTACGTTATATTTTTCGCAAAATGGCAATGTTTTATTCAGTATATCAATTTGCTTTAAATTTTGTTTTTCCATTATTTCTTTTAATCTAATAGAAGAACTGCTTATTTTCATTTGTAACACCTCCTTTCCGATAAATAATATAACACTATTTGAATAAAAGTTCAATAAGCAAAACTAAAAAGTTAAAAAAGTTGAACAAAAGTATTGACATACTGAAATTGCAATGATATGATTTAAGAAGTTCAAGATATTGAACTAGAAAGGAGATAAAAAGATGTCATTTGATTACAGCAAACTAAGAGGAAAAATCGTAGAAAAATACGGAAGTCAGACTGAGTTCGCAAAGGCTATGCAGTGCTCAGAGCGCACATTATCGCTGAAACTCAACGGAAATGTCATGTGGAGACAGGATGAGATTTGCAGAGCGATTGAAGCTTTGAATTTATCAGAAAGCGATATTCATGACTATTTTTTTACGATGAAAGTTCAAGATTCTGAACTTTAAAGAGAGGAGAGAAAAGATGGTTAAGACAAAGGGTTATTCAAATGAAGAAGAGGTGAAGACGCTGAGAGATTGCGTAGAATTTTATGCACTTTCCATTTGCGAAGACATGGAAAAAGGAGAGGGAATTGAAAGAACATTACAGAGATGCAAAATTCTCAATTCCCTTGTTGGAGCATTAGCGACTATCGGTAGTTAGAAAGATTGAATGGGTTCTTAGCTACATCGACAGAGTTTTCTCCGGTAGGAAGTTCTTTGATGATTTCAGAGTAGTATTGGTCGTACATTTCCTTGAACTCATCGAAAGAACCAGTAAAGCCGCAACACTTAGCAGTTGCATAGGAAGAAGCAAGTTGATTATTATCCATTTCAAATTCACCTCCTTATATCAATTTAAGGAGATTATAACACAGAAAAATATATTTAGAAAGGCGATGCAGGATGAACGAATTACTAAAAATCAATTTTGAAACAGAGGAACCAACAGTATCGGCAAGAGAATTGCATGAACAGCTTCATATTGAAACACCATTTAAGAAGTGGATAGACAGAATGTGTGATTACGGTTTTGAAGCTGGAAAAGACTTTTGGACAAAAATGTCTGAAAGTACAGGAGGTAGACCTTCAACAGAGTATGACATTTCCATTGATATGGCAAAACAGATTTGCATGATTCAGAGAACACCGGAAGGAAAAGAAATCAGACAATATTTCTTGGACTTGGAAAAAGCCTGGAACACACCAGAGCAGATTATGGCTAGGGCGCTCAAGATGGCAAGTCAGTCAATCGAATCCCTGAAAGACAGATGCAAATTTCTTGGAGATCAGGTTATTGAACAGCAGCAGATTATCACTGAATTGCAGCCAAAAGCAAATTATGTAGACAAGATTCTTCAATCGAAGTCGCTGGTAACTATCACGCAGATTGCAAAAGACTACGGAATGAGTGGAAGAAAGTTTAATCAGATTCTTAAGGAATTAAAAATTCAATACAAGGTCGGTGGTCAATGGGTTCTATATTCCAAATATCAAAATAATGGATATGTTCACAGCCGGACGATTGATATTACAAGGACTGATGGAAGACCTGATGTTGCAATGCAGACTGAATGGTCACAGAAAGGTCGCCTATTTCTTTACGAAGAATTGAAAAAACATGGCTATGTTCCGGTGATTGAGCAGGCAGCGTGAGTGGGTACTGACGAAGAGAGGTGAAAGCAATGAAGAAAAAGATTGTCGATAAGAGAATTAATGGAGATTCTGAAGAACTTCACGCACTGAAAGGGTTCAATGTCTTATCTGTTGGTAACGGAACAATCGGAGAAGAGTGTGCGTTGAGAATCATGCTGATGAACGAAAACAACGTTGCTGTTGATTTAAGTATCACAGAAGACGGAGCGTACCTCAGCGATTTCTACGCAATGACAGAGGACATGATTCCTCGTAACTAAGAGGATAAATAAATGTTAGATGTAATTGATATCAAAAGGAAGAAGCTTGAAGTAATTGATATCCGAAGAGAACTCCCAGTGATGGAAGAAGATGAATCTGACGATGACCTGACACCATTTCTTGTAGGAGTTATATCAGTAGCAATCCCACTGCTTATGACAGCGGTATGGGCGATATGCGGATATTAAAAAGAGTGCCATAACAAAGGCGGCAACCTTCTGGCACTCGGCTATAAAACCAACTTAATAATAGCATAGGAGGAGAAATGAAACAACCAAAGAAACTTTCATTGTGGCAAAAGAAGTGTGTAGCAGCACATTATCTGAACGCCAAAGACTGGATGCTTCTTGAGGAAACAGAATTCTACTTGAAGATTATCAATAAGTACACGAACAAGACGAAGAGCATTGATAAATTTAGGAGATGAACCATGAAAACAAGAGGACTTACCGAAGAAGAATCAGAGATCGTGTCTGCTTCTGGATTAAAACCGGAAGAATGGGAGTGTGCATTAGAAGATTTTGCATACTTACATATAATAAGGAAGGATTTCAAAAACAGAGCAATTATCGACAAAGAGAAAGGAGTGCTTATCAGCTTTGTATAAATGTGATGATAACTTTGAACCAGAAGAGCCTGATGTAGAATGCACTTGCTGTGGATGCAAAATCGATGACGGAGATTACATGTACTGCATATCAGGAGAAATATTATGTGAGGATTGTTTAAACGATCAGTATAGGAGGATTGTATGATTGATATTGTAAAAGTAACTATTCCAATGGAAACGCTCATGGTATTGCTCAGAAAGGAAGCGGAACTCAGGGTATTGAAAGAACATATCAGTGCTGAAATCGAATCAGAATCAAGTGATTATATTGATAAAAAGAAAATCGCAAGTATTTGTTCTATTCCATTCAATAAGGAAGACGAGGGAGGGGAATTCTGATGGCTGGATTATCAATTCCACAAAGCGAATATAGAGCGCATCCGGCAATCAGTAAATCAGACTTGTTCAAGATTACAAAGTCTCCACTTCATTTTAAATGGTCAATGGAGAACAAGGAAGACAAAACAGCAGCACTCATATTCGGAAGTGCATGCCACAAGTATATTCTTGAGCGTGATGATTTTGACAGTGAATTTGCTGTTGCTTTGAACGTGGACAGGAGAACTAAAGCCGGAAAAGAAGAATATGCTAAGTGGCTAGAAGAAAATGAGGGGAAAGACGTGGTTTCTTCTGATGACATGGAGAAAATAAAATCCATGGCAGAAGTGGTCGATTCCAACAAGTTTGCAAAGAGACTTCTTTCCGGTGAACATGAAAAGTCATTTTTCTGGACTGATGAACAGACAGGAGAAGAGTGCAAGTGTAGACCGGATGATATTACAATTATTGGAAATCAGCACATCCTTGTTGACTATAAAACCACGGACAACGCAGAAACAGAAGCTTTCAGAGCAACGGCTATCAAATATGGATATGATCTGCAAGCCGGAATGTACTGCGAGGGGTACAAAGCGAACACTGGTGAAGATGCGATATTCATTTTCGTGGCACAGGAAAAGAAACCGCCGTATGCGATCAACATTCTTCAAGCTGATGAATACATGATGATTGAGGGAAAGAATCTATTTCACGATTTGATGGAAATACACCATAACTGCAAGGTTACTGACAATTGGTATGGATACATGGGCGAAACCGGTGACGTACAGAGTCTTGGATTGCCAAAATGGTTACAGAAAGAATTTGAATAGGAGGATAAACAACTATGTCAAACAATGAAGTAAAAGAGTATCAGGTAGGAACACCTGCAATTCCACTGGCTGATACATCAAAAATAAATCAGGGAACCGTTGCTATTGAGTCAAGCAGAGCCATGGTAGAAGCACAGGGAAAGCTTCTGTTGGCGAAACAGTTTCCTAGAAACTACACACAGTCTTACGCAAAGGCGATTGAAGCGTGTCAGCGGAAAGGATTTGCTGAAAGTGCGTTCTATTCCTATCCAAGAGGAAAAGAGACTGTGACAGGAGTTACGATCAGATTTGCTGAGGAGCTTGCTCGCTGCTACGGGAACATGGATTACGGTATTAAAGAGCTTTCACATGAAGATGGACGTTCGGAAATGCAGGCCTACGCTTGGGATTTGGAGACGAACACTATTTCCAGTCAGAACTTTACCGTTGAGCATATCAGGGAGACTAGATATGGGAATAGCAAGCTCACATCTCAGCGTGATATCTATGAGAAGACCGCAAACGATGGAGCAAGAAGACTCAGAAGCCGTATCCTTGCGATTTTGCCACCTGACCTTATCGAAAACTGTATCAATGAGTGCAAGAAGACTCTCAGGGGAGAAGAGAGCTTACCACTGTCTGACAGAGTAAGAACACTGGTTGCGTACTTCTCTAAGAAAGGCGTGACACAGGAAATGATTGAGAAACGTCTGAACCACAAAGTTGAGACAATGACTTCTGACGAACTTGTTGAATATACCGGAATCTATAACGGTCTGATTCACAAAGAAACAACCGTCTCAGATTGGTTCGAGCAACCGAAGACAGCGAGTCAGATTTCAGAGCTGATGAAAGAGGAAGAAGAGAACGAGAAAAAGGGTGATAAGTAATGGAATATCATGTGACTATAGACAACAAGAACGGTCAGTTTCCGATAAGGGGACTTAATGAGTTACTTGCCGGGAGAAAATATGATCCTAGAACAAAGAAGTACAGAAACTTTGTCAAAAGCATGAATGATGATACGTGCAAGAAAGCTTTCTACAAATGCATGAGAGGGGTAAAACTGAAAACTCCGATCAGATGCACCTATTATATCTATGTTGAGAATAAGAATCACGACAGAGGAAATGTATATGCAGCAGTAGAGAAATCTGCACTTGATGCATTACAACAGTGCGGAATCTTATCTTCTGACAAATATGATTGCGTACTTGACAGCGAGTTTCATACAGATGTTGACAGACAGAATCCGAGAATTAAAATGGTTATATCAGAGGTAGAAGAATGAATAATGTAAGTTTAGTTGGCAGACTTGTCCGTGACCCAGAAGTGAGATATGGACAAAATGAAAGTGTTTCAGTAGCAAAGTTTTCACTGGCAGTTGAAAGAAAATGGAAGAGAGACGGTGAGCCTACAGTTGATTTTATCAATTGTACAGTGTTTGGGAAATCAGCAGAATTCACAGAGAAATATTTCCGAAAAGGAATGAGAGTTGCGATTACTGGAAGAATTCAGACTGGCAGTTACAAAAACAAAGATGGACAGACTGTCTTTACGACAGAGATTATCGTAGAGTCACAGGAAATCGCTCAGAGTAAATCAGAGAGTAATGAACACAGCAATGCAGAAGTTGGAAAATCACCATATGGTTCTAGTGGAGACGATTTTATGTCTATTCCTGAAGGCGCTGAAGATGAACTCCCGTTCTCATAAGCCGAAAAAGTGTTGCCATCCAGATTGCTTTAATTGTCCGTATTCCGATTGTATATGGGACGAACTTACGTCAAGCGATATGTCAGAGACTAATAATCGAGACTATCAATTTTACGAAGAGTCAACAGGTGAAAAGTATCATAAAGGTACGGACAATGAATACAGAGCAGAGAGAGAAAAGCTGTACAGGAAAGAGCATCCGGTCAAAAGAGATCGTTCTGAATACAATAAGCAATATTATCTGAAGAATAAGGAAAGGATTAAAAAGAATCGTTCCAGTTCTTATGACACTGATTGCAATACGAAAAAATGTAAAAAGTGGAGAAAATCTCACATGGAACACAAGAAAGAATATGACAGAAAGAGATATTTAAAAAGAAAGGCAGAATTAAAGTCAGGGGGAGCTTGATTTGGGAGAGAGAAGAATGTTTACGAAAAGAATCACAGAATCAGATGAATTTTTGGGAATGCCTAGCAGCTCTCAGATGCTTTACTTCCATCTTTCGATGAATGCTGACGATGATGGATTTGTTAGCAATCCACGGAAGATTCAGAGAATGTGCGGTGCTTCAAATGATGATTATGACTTGTTAATTATGAAGAGATTCATTCTGACATTTGAAAGTGGTGTTATCGTAATCAAGCATTGGAGAATGCATAACTACATTCAATCTGACCGATATAAGCCAACCGACTGCATTGACGAAAAGAAAATGCTTGGGTTGAAAAAGAACAAGGCTTACACTCTTGATGAATCTCAGATGGATAAGAGATGCATCCAGGCAACTGACAAGATTACATCTGATAGAGAAATCGCACAAATTGAGGAAACAAGCAGTCAGATTGAGCCAATCAAAGAAATCATATCGTACTTGAATATGAGAACCGGAGCAAGATACAGATATCAAACTCAAAGCACTCAGAAGCATATTAGAGCAAGACTGAATGAACATTTCACTGTTGATGATTTCAAAGCAGTGATTGACAAGAAATACGCTGAGTGGAACGGGACAAACATGAGCAAGTTTTTGAGACCAGAGACATTGTTCGGGACTAAATTTGAGAGTTACTTAAATCAGAGTGTATCTACTGCAAATTCTGCCAATGGAAAGATTTCTGAATGGAGTGATTTACGGACATGACAAAAAATGAAACAATTCAAATCATAATGATGATTCAAGCCACGTATCCTCAATGGGATGTGCAAGACAAGCAATACACCGTCAATATGTGGCAGAAGATATTCGAAGAAGAAGAATACAGTGTCGTCGAGCAAGCTTTAATGGCTTACATCAGATCAGACACAAAAGGTTTTGCACCAGTCCCAGGACAATTAATGGAGAAGATTCAGTTCATTACTCAACCAAAACAGATGAACGAAGTAGAAGCGTGGTCGCTTGTCAGCAAAGCACTCAAAAGATGCGGGTATTATGCTGATGAAGAATTTGAGAAACTTCCGAAGCTTGTTCAGAAAGCAGTTGGCAGCCCTAGTCAGTTAAGAACATGGGCAATTGACAAAAATTACAATGAACAGGTAGCTAGCTCAAACTTCATGCGATCTTACCGAGAAGAAGTGAGAAACGAAACACTGTTCGGTAAGATGAGTTTAGTTATCAGAAATGCCGTTACAGATAACAGAAATGTTGGAATGATTGAAGAGAAAGGATAGAGAATATGAGTGAAGCTATTAAATCATACAAAGGATTCAACAAAGACATGACTTGCAGAGGTTTTCAGTATGAGGAAGGTAAAGAATATGAAGAAAGCAATGCATTAGTTTGTGAAAATGGATTCCATGCTTGTGAATATCCGTTGGATTGCCTTAGTTATTACAGTCCTTCGGAAAGTGTATATCATGAAGTTGAACAGAGTGGAAAGCTTTCGAAAAAATCAGACGATACCAAAGTTGCATCAACAAAAAATAAAATTGGTGCAAAACTTAGTATTTCAGGATTAGTAGAAGCGGCTATTGAATATACGAAAGAAAGAGTAAAACCAGAAGCGGATTCTGATGATTACAAAGGAGCATCATCAGCAGAAAGCCCTAACTCTGTCGCTGTGGCTTGGTGATATAAAGGAAAAGCAAAAGGCGTGAAAGGCTCGTTCCTTGTACTTGCAGACTGGAAGTGTAAAGGAAATGAATCATCAAGCTACTGGAAAGAAGATATGTGGGAACTCAAAGATGCTGTGATTGTTCGTGTTGACGGAGAAACAATCAAAGAAGATACATGGTACACGATGGTTGACGGAAAAGTTGTTGAGGTAAAGGAGTAGTCATGAACACAGGAGAAAAGATAGATTACATGATTCAGTGTTTGAAAGTCGCAAAAGCTGAGTATGAGTACACAGCTGATTATGTCGCAAACATGCCAAGTGAACAGATAGAGCTGTGGAAATTTCTTGATACACACAGAAGTCCGAACAAAGCATTGATTAAGGACAACTTGAAGAATGTGGCGAGAATGGGATTCCAGCTTGCGAATGAGGTGAAATGATGATTAGAAAATTGATAGAAGAAATTATTGAAAAGTATTATCGAGAAGGTGACGAATACTATTCGAGATACCGTGAAGATGAAGATGGAAATCAGTTTGGAATGGACGAAGAAATTAAATCTGCATTGGAAGAAAAAGGAATACAGTTCGAGATTAGATTTGAAGATGGTTTTTCTTCGTGTGCCTACGACAATGATTTTCTGGCTGTCGCATGGATAGAAGCGGATGGTACTTTGGAACTTAAAACCGTACTGTTAGAAACTATGTAAATTACAGAAAGGAGTACGGAGCTCCGGCCGGGCAAAGATATATCGGCTCCTTTCGAGAAGATGAAAAATATAATTTGGACACCCACTTATGTGTATGGTGAACAATACGAAGTAAGCAATACGGGAGAAGTAAGGAACCGCATTACAAAGAACATTCTCATACCTCAAAAAGATAATAAAGGATATCTGAGAGTAAGAATGAGTTTGCATGACCGAAAAGTATCAGCAAAGATTCATAGACTTGTTGCAATTGCATTTATTCCTAATCCTGAGAACAAGCCTCAAGTAAATCACATAAATTGCAATAAAGATGATAATAGAGTGGAAAATTTGGAATGGGTTACAAACGGGGAAAATCAGATTCATGCATATAAAAACGGATTGAACTATGTGACTGGTCGAGCAGGAAGAAAGAAAATACCTGTGATTCAACTGGATAAAAACGGTGTAAAGATTGATAGATATGAATCAATCGGGAAAGCTTCAAGAATCACAGGAATACAAAGGCAGAATATAGAAAAAGTAATAAAAGGACAAAGAAAAACTGCCGGAGGATATCAGTGGAAACAAGAAAGTGAGGTGATGCCTTATGCAGAAACAGTTAATCATTGATTGTTTCGCTGGTTGAGGTGGTGGCGGGGCATCCGTAGGAATAGAAATGGCACTCGGCAGACCGGTAGACATAGCAATCAACCATGATCCAGATGCTATTCTGATGCATAAGACAAACCATCAGGACACACTTCATCTAACAGAAGATATTTTTAAGGCCAACTTGAAGAAATATGTAAAAGGACAGCATGTAGCTCTTATGTGGGCGAGTCCAGATTGTACAAGCCACTCCAAAGCAAAGGGTGGTAAGCCAAGAGAAAAAGGACTTCGGATTCTTCCGTGGGCGGTATATAAGCACGCAAAAGCTATTCTGCCGGATGTAATTCTTATGGAGAACGTAGAAGAAATACAACAGTGGGGTCCGTTGGACGAAAAAGGTTATCCGATACCGGAGAAAAAAGGTGAGGATTATAAAAAATTCATTACAGCAATGAAGAGCCTCGGGTACCGTTTTGATAGTAGAGAATTGATAGCTGCGGACTACGGAGCACCAACCACAAGAAAGAGATGGTATGCGGTATTCCGTAGAGATGGACGGGAAATCAGATTCCCAAAGCAGACTTACAGTGCAGACGGCATCGGATTTGAGAAGTGGAAACCTTGTGGAGACTACATTGACTGGTCAGATCTTGGCAGTTCGATATTTGACCGAAAGAAGCCACTTGCAGAAGCTACACAGAAGAGAATTGCAAACGGAATCAAGAAATACGTTATCGATGCTGAGTCTCCTTATATCGTGAGAAACGGAGAAGCATTGGCATACATCATCCAGTATCACGGAGAGACGAGAGCCGGTGATTCAAGAGGACAGCTTTTAACAGAACCAATTAAGACGATTGATACATCGAATAGATATGGACTTGTGACAGCATTTATCACGAAGTATTACAAGACGGGGATTGGACAGGGCTGTGATGAACCATTACATACAATTACGACATCTCCGGGGCATTTCGGATTGGTATCAACATTTCTGATTAAGTATTACGGCGGTGGGTGCGGACAGACACTGGATAGACCGCTTGATACGATCACAACGAAAGACCGTTTTGGACTGGTGAATGTAATCCTGGATATCAAGGGCGAGAAATACATCATATCTGATATCTTTTTGAGGATGCTGAAACCGGAAGAATTAAAGCTGATGCAAGGATTCCCAAAGGATTACATTATCGAAAGGGATTACAACTGGAAGAAATATCCGATTGCAAAGCAAGTCGCAAGAATCGGGAACAGTGTTGTGCCAATCATGGCAGAAAAGCTTGTAGAAGCAAACTGTCCGTATCTGAAAGTCGGTGAGAGAATGCCGAACATGAGCATTGATGATACACAGGAACAATTAAGATTTGCTTAAATAACAGCACCTTGACAATTGAATATTGATGGTTGGAATGGTATAATTTCCGTATAAATGTACGGGAGGGAATGCCAATGAATGGAAAGAAATTAGACTACGAAATCAGTAAGGAGTTTTCTCATGAATTATTGGAAATTGGTAATAAACTGAATCAGTTAGAAAGAGGAAGAATCTATGAACTGAGCGGAGCTACTATGGATGGTTATTTAGCAACCAACATAGACCAACTTAGAAAAATGATAGGAGAACTACTTACTAAAATCCAAGAAGGGGAAGACGGAACGGCAACAGTGTTAGCAGACATTGTAAGAAGCTTAAATATATAATTTATCTACCAACCATCAATATTCGGTGGTTGGTATTTTTTTTACGCATTTTTAAGGAGAAAGGAACGAAAACAACGTGGAGTACACAAATCAAAAAGAAATAGATGCGCTAAATGAAAAGTTAAAAAAGATAGATGAAAATCTAAAACTTGGAAGATTTGGCGTGAATGAAAGTAATAAGGCTATAAATGCCGGTTTGACCATTGCGATAAAGGGAAATAAGAAGAAAATAGATGCTTTAAAAGATATTGGATTCAAAATTGTAGATCGATTCAAGGAACAAGATACGTGCGTATCATGGTATAGCAGTGGAAGATATAGAGGTTATAAAATGTTTGTGACTATGGAGAAGCCTTTATAGTAGGGAGAAAGGAACGAATTATGAGTACATTTGAAGAAAGAATAGCAAAGGCAGTAACAGATAAATTGAATGATGGCACAGTTGAGGAACTTGTATCTGATGCCGTGACCAAAGCACTGAAAAGTAGTATCGAAGAACAGTTCGGATGGAATGGTGATGCAAGAAAGGTTATCGATGAAAAAGTAGAAGAAGTAATGACACCGGCAATCGAAAGAGTAAGTTTGGATGATTATGTGGTAAAACTTGATGCAATTCTCACAGAAATTATCAACAGCACGAATTTAGTTGACAACAAGGAAATCTTAGGAAACTTCAAAAACCTTATGACAGAGCCGGACAAAGATGTAATCAGCTTAAAAGACGTATTCGAGAAATACAAGGAATATGTCAGCAAGAATGTTGATACATCTGAACTTGAAATCTGCACAGACGATGGACCGAGTTACCAGAATGTGGAAGTAAGAGCAAGTGTGGATATAAGAAATAATATGTTCGGAGGAAGATTTTGCAATTTAGTTTTCGAATGCGAAGAGGATGAAAAGCTGACAAAGGTAATCCATTTGTATGAATCTAAAAGTAATAGATTCAGTATCACCGGATTCAAAAGCGAACTTGATATCAATTCATTAAGATACGTAGATGAATTTGACATTTTCATGATGCGGTTAGATCGAGCGTTCTGTGATATCACAGATATTATGGAGATGTACGATGATGAGGTTGAGGTTAAAGCTGAACCGGAAGCATCCTGGAACTGTCGGAATATACGGTGGGAAACTTAAGAAAGCTGAGAGGGAAAAGAAATGCTTCAACGGAGACAGGCATTTGTGCAGAACTTGTAAATACCGTGCTTCCGGTGCAAGAAGTGGTTGTGACTATATCATACATACCGGAAACGAGCGTGGTTGCAATCCTGAAGTGTGTAACAAGTATGAGAGAGGAAAAAGAAATGAGACTAAAACCAGTAGTAAAGGCAAGTGAGTTTGTGAGATTTGGATTTAAGCCTTGCCGAGGACTTCCGAAAAGCGCAGAGAGTTACTATCTCTGCGTGAAGAACGGACACAGAGTGATGTTTGTGGACAGTAAGCATTTTACGGAATCTGAATGGCCTATCAAAGATGCAAGGATACACAAGAATCCAAACTGTAAATTCAGTGACAAGCGGACAGCAACCGAGATCGAGTGTGAATTGGTAGTGAATGGCTTGTTGGAAGAGGTGAGGGAATGAAAGAGAGATTAACAACATACCACTGTGGAAAAGCAGTGCTTAAAGACAAGAATAAGCTGTCAGAAGCTATTGAGAAGTTAGCTGAGTTTGAGGAAAAAGAAAAATGTGGAGAATGGCTTGACGCTATCGAACTTGCGAAAATTGCTATTGCGCTGCAAAGTCAGAAGTGGATTCCAGTGAGTGATAGGTTGCCGAAAGACGAAAAAAACTGTCTGGTAACCCTGAAAAAAACTGAAGGAATACCGGAAACACTGATGAGCATTGCAAACTATCTAGTATTTCCAGATGGAGGTCATTGGAACGATATCAAACATGGTTTTCTTGGGTGGGATAGATACAAGAATGGGAGCGCAGGAACGATGATGTATAAGGTGGTTGCCTGGTTGCCGTTACCAGAGCCATATAAGGAGTGAGATTGATGAGACCGATTGATGCAGATAAGCTTCTGAAATGTGTGGAAGCGAGCATGCTAAATAACACGCATAGAAACGGGAACGCTGCGCTTTGTCATGTTTCGGAACATAGGCATTTTATAGAGACGATTGTAGAACAGCCGACAGTGTTTGATGCGGAGAAAGTCATTGAAGAATTTGAAAATCTTCGAGAAGTAGAACTCCACACAGTTGATATGTGTGACGAATTAGGTAATGGCGATGGCGAAAGTCAATACAATGACGGAGTGAGTCAAGGAAGATACGAAGCGTTTATTGAAGCTATTGAGATTGTTGAGCGAGGTGGAAGAGATGGCGAGAAATAGATATCCAGGAACATGCTATTGCTGTGGCAACTGGGTTCCAACAGGTTTCGGACATTTCGAAAGGCATAACGGTGGTTGGCGAATAAAATGCGTGAAGTGTGCAAGTGGAAGACCGGTAAGCGGAAGCGATAGAGAAGTGAAAAGAGCTATCAGGCTGAGAGATGAGGAATTAAGAAGAAAGAGAGGTTGAGTAGATGAAAAATAAAGAAAAGTATGCAAAAGAGATTGTGGAGATTGCTTGTGATGGTAATAGAATTGCTATTATCAGACAAACAGGGGAATTTAGATCATGTCATGAAACATCGTGTAGAGAATGCTTGTTTCATTCTGATACGGAACGATGCAAAGAAAAAGCAAGAGAATGGGCAGAATCCGAGTACATCGAAAAGCCAGTGATAAGCAAGAGAGACAGGGTATTCTTGGAGTATCTTAGAGAAAAATATAAATATATTGCAAGGGACGAAAACGGTAAGTTGATTGTATATGAAACACAACCAAGAAAAGGGGAATCGTATTGGATTTGGATTTGTGATAGTCATTTGTGTTTGGAAAGACATTTCAACATTGATTTCCCAATGGTCAAATGGGAAGACTCCGAACCGTGGCTTATCGAGGATTTGAAAAATTTGGAGGTGGTTGACAGTTATGAATAGAGAAATACTTTTTAGAGGGAAACATATCCATGCAATGGATAGTAACGAGCATCTTAATGGAACATGGGTATACGGCTATCTTAGTGACGAGAATTATATCTATGATAAAAGCCTTGAGGGTGAATTACTGGTTGATGAAAATACGATTTGCCAGTATACCGAATTAACAAATGAATTAGGTGAAGAATTTTGGGAAAACGATATTGTGCAATGCGGACACTATTACGGAGTGATTAAGTATGAAGAAGGTGCATTTATAATTAAATGGAATACGAAAGGTTCAGAATTTCTCAGACACGATTTAGCATACTGGGCATATTTGAGCAATGTTCGTGTTGTCGGCAACATATTTGACAATCCTGAACTGCTAGAAGAGGAGAATGTGCATGGAAGATGCGATCAGAATCATTGAGGGATTGGATACATCCAATAGTGAGGAGAATATTAAAGCAAAGAAGATGGCGGTAGCTGCTATGAAGAAACAGATTCCGAAAAAATTGATTAAAAAAGAATATGAAGGCGAAGAAATAACAGACTATTTGTGTCCTACATGCAAAGAAGTGCTACAGCATCAGTGGGATGATGGATTCATAATCGGAAACAAGAAACCATATTGTGATAAATGCGGTCAGAGATTGGATTGGAGTGATGAACAGTGAAAAGAAGTACAGACAGAAGTAGATGCACGGCAGAGATTAAAGAAAATCCGAAAAAGCATTAATTGTGAGAGGAGCGATTATTATGACAAACGGAGATAAAATCCGATCAATGTCCGACATGGAGCTGTCAAGAGAACTTTGCAAGATTTCAGGAGTCTGCTCTGAGTGCATTGTGCAGGATATGTGCTATGAAGGACATTCTGGGTTTGAAAAATGGGTGAAAGAAGAGGTAAAAGAAAATGAATAAAGTATCAAAATCAATGAAGTTCCGTGGAGATATTAAGCACGGAAAGCTTGCGAGTAGTGCACCTAGCGTAAAAGCTGTTAGACGTTTCAGAACCAAACCATATGAAGCAGCTAACCTTGTGAAGAAACAAGGGGAGTATTTAAGCGAGTTGCCACATGAGTGAATAGAACGTATGGGAGTGGATTTGAGCCGGGACATAGTGGTTTAGCCACTCCCTTGAAAGAGGGAAGGATATATGAGAACACGTTTTCACAAATTGTATAGATGCGAGTTGGATTTTTTGATTGAGAATTGCAATTTCACAGAGGATGAAAAAGTATTGATTTCTATGGCAAGTCAGCAGAAATCAGATCAGGAAATTGCAAGCAAACTAAATATAAGCACTTCGTCTGTGACAAAGCGTAAGAAGAAAGTTAACAAAAAAGTTTTGGATTTTTTAGAAAAAGGTGATTACATGACAACTGTTTATGTTAATGGAGAACGTGTAAAAAAAGAAGAGCTTGATAAAATTGAGATTCACATGGAAAATGTTAAGAAAATTCTATCCGAGAAATTGACTAAAAATGACTAACGGTTTAGAATTGACTTAGGGTGAAAACTTGGTCAATTCTTTTTGAAGGAGAATTGATTATGGGAAAAATGAATGTAGCTTACATGAGAGTTTCAACAGAAGCTCAGACAGAAAAGTACGGATTAGACGTGCAAAGGGACAAGATTCAGGACTTGGCTGACAAGAATAATGCAAAAATTGAAAGGTGGTATGTTGACGGAGGATATTCTGGAAGTAATATTGACAGACCAGAAATGCAGAGACTTCTTGATGATGCAAGAGACGGAAAAATTTCTTCGGTGTATGTATACAAACTTGACCGAATGAGCCGAGATGCGATTGACACACTTACTCTTCTTTACCGGACACTTCCAAAATACGGAGTAAAGATAGAATCTGTTACAGAAGAACTTAGATTTGAAACACCCATGGATAAAGTAATGGTCGGCGTAAATGCCATTATGGGGCAGTATGAAAGAGAAGTCATATATATGAGAACTCGTGCCGGGATGGTCGAAAGAGTCAAGAAAGGCTTGTGGATGGGAGGCGGGAATCAACCATACGGATATTACTACGACAGAAACGATGGAATACTTCATCCAAAAGAAGACGAAGCTGAAAACGTCAGAAGAATGTTTGAGATGTATAACAGCGGAATGTCTTGCAGAAGCATATCCGAAATTCTCGGAATAAAATGTGAAAAGGTTGTAAGAGATGTTTTGAGGAGAAAATCTAATATTGGATACATTGAGTATAACGGAGTGCTATACAAAGGACTGCACGAGCCAATTGTTGATGAAGATGTGTTTTGGAATACTCAAGAGCTTATAGAGCGGAGATCAAACAACTATTACCTTGCCAATAAACATATTCTTTCAGGACTATGCTTTTGCGGAAAGTGCGGCGCAAAGATGAGATACAAAATGTGGGGCAGTTACTTTATCCTTGAGTGTTATTCCAGAGAGGGAACAAAAAAGAACATGGTGAAATCAAGTCACTGTGATAACAAAAGGAATAAAGCTTCATACATTGAAAAAGAAGTCACTGACTGTTTCAAGAAGTTTATCATCAATGTCGAGCCAAACTCAGACAGATCAGAAAATAAAGAACTTGTTAAGAACGAGATAAAAAAGTCGAATGAGAAGTTGAAAAGATTGTATCTTCTGTATTCTGATAGCGGAAATGATGTCCTTTTTGGAGTAATAAAGGATGAAGAAAAGCGATTAAATTCCTTAAAAGTAAAATTAGAGGATGAAATCCGAAGAGAAAACTCAAATAAGGAATCGAAAATCAAAAGAATAAGAAAAATGTCTGACATATGGGACGAGCTTGACACTCAAGAGAAGAATAAAATTCTCAAGGAGTGTATTGAAAAGATTATTATTACGGATGATGATATAGAAATAAGATTTAATATCGAATAATTTTCTCCTATGGAATATCATTCCGATGATTGTTTATAGGAGAAAGCACCGAATTGGCCACGTTTTTGCCCGATTTTGCGGTTGATTTACGGTTTGATTACTGAACAAATAATGTTCGATGGCGGTTTAACCGTCTTTTTTTATGCGAAAATTTAACCATAAGGAGGCGGTCAAATGTTTTCAGATGCGATACTTGTTCAGATATTCAGTGATGATCGTCTCAATGGCATCCCACTTGAATATCAGTCAACGGTTGTTCATGTTGTAGAAGATGTGATTGACAGAAGATTCTACACTGATAAACCGTTCGCTTCAAGAGAAGAGATACTTGAGGATGTGTGTGAAAGATAGGAGGTCTATCATGTACGAGAATCCATATTTTGGAAATCCGTACTTGCAGCAGAATCAGCAGAGGTACGGAAATCCATATCAGCAACCAGTTCAACAAATGCAAGCTCAACAGCAACCTGTTTACAATCAGATGCAACAGGTCCCTCAACAGATTCAGCAACCGCAACTGATTGGTCACATTGTTGATGGTCAAGAGACGATACAGGCAAGTGACGTTCCAATGAACGCTCCTTATGCGCTGTTTCCTAAAAATGATTTGTCAGAAATCTATTTGAAGTCATGGACTGCCAACGGAACTATTCAGACAATCGTCTTTAAGCCTGTTCAAAATCAGCAGACAGACAAATTACCGTCTACTCAATCAGAAATGAAAATAGGGCTATCTGACGATGCGACAGAAGCGTTTATGAAGAGATTTGACGAGCTTGGACGGAAGCTTGATGAACTGGAAAACTCTATGAGCAACAGCAAACCGAAAACACGATCTACAGTTAAAAAGGATGGTGACGGAGAATGAACCCAATTAACCTTTTCGGAAATCCTCAGCAGTTTTTAAAGCAGATGATGGGGAATAATCAAGTAATGAACAACCCTATGGCCAAGAATGCTCTTGATATGGCTCAAAAAGGAGACATGAAAGGAATAGAGCAGTTGGCAAGGAACCTTGGGAAAGAACAAGGAACAAATGTTGATGAACTTATGAATCAAATAAGAAGTAAGTTTGGATTATAGCATATTAGAGGTTTGTGCACAGAAACTCGAGAAACCTCTTTATGAATAAAATTAAGGAGGAACTAATATGTTTAACTCAACTAACACACCTTTTACAATGCCAGTCATGCCAGCAACAGGCGGTTACGCTGATGGAGCTGGTTGGGGAGACGGGGGATGGTTATGGATCATCGTCGTATTCGCACTGCTTTTTGGCTGGGGAAACAATGGATTTGGTAACGGATTCGGAAATGGTGGCGGTTATGCAGCAACAGTAGCTACACAGGCTGACATTCAGAGGGGATTCGATACTCAGAACATTGTTGGAAAACTGGACGGAATCAACAATGGATTGTGTGATGGCTTTTACGCTCAGAACACAGCTCTGATGAATGGATTCCACGGAATTGACAACGCAATCTGCAATCTGGGATACCAGACACAGCAGGGATTCAACACAACAAATGTTGCTCTGATGCAGGGACAGAATGCATTACAGGCACAGCTTGCCGATTGTTGCTGCCAGAACAGAGAAGCTATTTCTCAGGTAAGATTTGACATGGCACAGGACACATGCGCTTTGCAGAACACAATGAACACGAACACTCGTGATATCATTGAGAGTCAGAACGCTGGAACAAGAGCAATCCTTGATTACCTCTGCCAGGATAAGATCGCTACATTACAGGCTGAGAACAACGATCTGAGACTTGCAGCTTCACAGGATAGACAGAATGCTCTTCTGACTACTGCAATAACAGCTCAGACAAATCAGATTATCAATGCTGTGAACCCGGCACCAATTCCGGCATATCAGGTACCTAACCCGAATGTGTATTACGGATGCGGTAATGGATGTGGTTGTTAATGACCAACAATCAAAACGGAAACTACTCTTTTCTTGATATGTTGAACGTCTTTTCCGTTATCTTGCAGATGATTGGATACGACAAAGATCAGAAGCAAACGTCTAATGATGACTTGCTAAGAGCCTTGCAGAGACAGGACAGGGAGTATCTCGAGAAGATAATTTCCAATCAAAATCAAATCTTGGATATTCTTTCCAAGACGAATGAGTAACTTAACTTAAATGTTATGTCTGCTATAAGCAGTATTACGAATACAAGGGGCAGACTGTAAACGGTTTGTCCCTTGATTTACTTTGAAATATTCATTATTTTATGATAGAATAAAAGTAGCCATTAAGGAAGTTGGGAGGATTTTATAAATGAGTAAAATAGATGATATTTCAGGTAAAAAATTTAACAAGCTAACTGTTATCGAAAGAATGGAAAGCTCTAAAAGCGGAAAGGCAATGTGGAAGTGCAGATGCGATTGTGGAAATTATACTGTTGTTTCCGGAAGTAATTTAAAAACAGGTGGCGTTAAAAGCTGTGGTTGCTTAAAACATAGAAAAGCTTGGAATAGTTACGTTAGAGAAGGAAGCAGAAGGTTATATTCTATTTGGTGCGGCATAAAAAGCAGATGTTATAATAAAAACTCGCTTTCCTACAAACACTACGGTGGCCGTGGGATTAAGCTTTGCGATGAATGGCATAATTTTTTGAATTTTGAAAAATGGTCATTAGAAAACGGGTATTTTGATTCTGCTACCATAGAAAGAAAAGATGTTAACCAAAATTACTGTCCGGAAAATTGCGAATGGATTTCTCTTGGAGAACAAGCAAAAAACAGGAGATCGAGTTACGAAATAATTTTTGATGGAGAAAAATTAGATTTAATGGATTTTTGCAAAAAAATGGACCTGAATTACAAAAGGGTACACAATCGAATACACAAACTTGGATGGAGCTTTCAAGAAGCAATTTCGAAGCCAACAATGATTTCAAAAAGAAATAAGAAAGCGAGGGAAAAAAATGGCTGAGTTTACAAATGTTTCTGCTCAAGAAGTAGCAGCGAACGGAAATGTTATCTTTACAAACACGGCAGTTCAAGGAAATAACTGCATCAAACATCGTGAGGGTTCTGGAATCGTGACTCTGAGAGGAATCACAAACCAGTGCAGAGCGCGCTATTTTGTCGACTTTTCAGCTAACGTGAGCGTTCCAACAGGAGGTACCGCCGGAGCGATTTCACTGGCAATTGCAATCAGCGGAGAGCCTGTTCTTTCTTCTCAGATGATTAGTACTCCGGCAGCAGTTGACCAGTACAATAATGTATCTGCTGGTATCTATATCGACGTGCCGGCTCAATGCTGTGTAAACATTGCTGTTGAGAATACAAGTACACAGGCAATCAACGTGGCAAATGCAAACCTTGTTGTTACTCGTGAAGCTTAGGAGGTGAGAATATTATGCATATCAAACATATACATGAATTGATTGAAAAACTTTCTGAGTGCGCTTGTTCTGAACTTTCTAGCGGTATTGAAAATGTTAATACTTGTGAGATGGGACAGGTCATCGATATGATTAAAGACCTTGCCGATGCCGAATACCATGCAAGAATCTCAAAAGCTATGGAAGAATCTGATGAAGATGAAAAAGAGGAAGAGAAGTATCTTCTGAAAATGTTCAAAGACCAGTACGGTGAAGAGGATGCCAGGAGATATTATGACGAATACCGTTATAAGTCCGGCAGATTTGCCCCGAAAGGTCACGGAATGAGAAGAGGATACAATGAGCCACCTTATTTTCACATGACTCCGGAGATGTATCGTGACTGGGACACTGATCGTGACATGGACAGAGACAAGCACGGAAGGATGTATTACACAGAGCCTAAATCATCCAGTCGCTATGATATGGCTCGCCGTGGCTATACAGACGCAAGAGATACACACAAGGACAAGGACACAAAGATGCATGAGCTTGAGTCCTACATGACAGAACTCGGAAAAGATGTAAGCGATCTGATTTCCGGCATGTCACCAGAAGAGAGGACTCTTGCAAAGTCAAAGCTTGCTACTCTTATTAATAAGATGTAATTCACGGGAGGGCGAAAGCCTTCCCTTTTTAAGTAGGTGATTCGATGAATTTCTATATCAATGATGAATTATGGCATGTACAATATGAAAATCCATCCAGCGAGCTACTGAGACGGTCAGACGGTGTTTACACGCTAGGAGTTACTGACAGAATGACCAATACAATCTATCTGTCTAACTGTCTCTCAGATACCATGTTTGACCGCGTTCTTTCCCATGAGCTGACTCACGCTGTTTGCATGACCTACGGAATTTCTCTTCCTATAGAAACAGAGGAACGACTCTGCAATTTCATCTCAGACCATGCGAGAGAAATTATTTCATTGACTGATTTGATTGAAAATATTTTGCTTGCTCGTATTGTTTATTAATTCCATTTGTGTTATAATAATATCAGCGACGAGAAATATGTGAAGAACGAATGGGATTCAGATCAACAAGGGTCAGGAATCGTCAGCCTGAGTATACTGAGAACAAGGATAGTAAAAAATACTGTCTTTGCTTTCAGCGTACTCAGGCTTTTTTATTTCTCTCATATACTCCAGTGATGGTGCTGGATACGAAAAACGGAATACCGACCAGTGATGCGGCTGGTTACGAATTAAACGTAGCAGAGTCTATTGAGTTAGGCTCTGCTATTTCTGACAAAAAAATAAGAGTTGCTAACCTACCAAAGCGAACAACTCTTAAAACAACCAATCTAAAAGGATGCTTACTAAATTATAATAGCACATCCTTTTGGAAAAACCAACGTTTTTATGAAAAGGAGAAGAAAAAATGAATGAATTAAGCGTATTTAAAAATGAGGAATTCGGAGAAATCAGAACAGTTGTAATAAATGGAAAGCCATGGATTGTTGGAAAGGACGTAGCTGTTGCTTTAGGGTACGCAGATACATATGGAGCATTGAAGAAACACGTAATGGATAGCGATAAGCTGGTCTGCCAAATTGACAGTGCAGGTCAGAAAAGAGACGTGACAGTAATCAATGAGTCAGGTGTTTACACACTGATTTTTGGTAGTAAATTGAAGTCAGCTGAAAATTTCAAACACTGGGTCACGGATGAAGTCCTCCCATGCATCCGAAAGAACGGAATCTACGCAACAGATAACGTTATTGATAATATCTTGAACAACCCGGACTTCGGTATTGAGCTTCTGACCAAACTGAAAGAAGAAAGAGCAGCAAGAATTGAAGCGGAAAAGACAAACGCTATCCTTATGCATGTCAACAAAACATATACCATGACAGAAATTGCGAAAGAGATCGGTCTGAAAAGTGCAAACGAACTGAATAAGATTCTGGCTGAAAAGAAGATTCAGTATAAGTCAAATGGAACATGGGTTATGTATTCCGATTATAGCGATCTTGGATATGAGTCTATAAAGCAAGAAACCCTTGATAGCGGTCGTGTGATTTATTACAGAAGAATAACCCAGCTTGGAAGAAAGTTTATCTTAGGTTTGTTTGATATGGCTGCATAATCCACACTATAAGAATAATATTTTGGTAACGGAAATTGCACGGTTGATCCGTGCTTTTTTTGTGCAGTCTATTGAGTTTTTCAAAAGAATGTAATACAATTACAGTATATCGAAAGAAAGGAAAAAAGGATTATGGGAAACTCAAAAAACACAGGAACAAAAATTTGTAAGCATTGTCAGTCAGAAATACCAAAGAAAGCAAAGGTGTGTCCGAATTGTAGAAAGAAACAGGGTGGCAAGCTGAAATGGATTATCATTGCAATTGTAGTGATTGGAATTATCGGAGCTGCTATGGGCGGTGGTGGATCAGACGATTCCACAGCAAAGAGTGATTCAAACAGTAAAGCTGACACAGATGCTAAACAGGAAGAAACAATTGAGTATACACAGGTTTCTATCAGTGACATGGTGGATGCTCTTGACAAGAATGCAGCAGCAGCTTCTGATGAGTACAAAGACAAGTATCTTGAAATTACAGGAAAACTTTCAAATATAGATAGTGACTCATCATACATTAGTATTCTTCCTGAAGATGATGACTTTGCACTTACTGGAGTTCAGTGCTACACAAATGGAGATGAAGATATCATTAACGCTGTGAAGACTCTTTCAACTGGTGACACTATTACAGTAAGAGGAAAGTGTACAGATGTAGGAGAGGTTATGGGATACAGCCTTGACCTTGAAGAAATCGTACAGTAACAATTGAATATGGATTATTTTAGAGAGGTATTTTTATTCCTCTCTATTTTTTTGAATTTAGGTATTGACTTATCTGGCTACATATATTATTATAATTACAGGGCTACAGAAAGTGGGGTGAAAATATGAGTCCAAGAACAGGAAGACCAAAAAGTGAAAATCCAAAGTCAAACCCTATTCACGTAAGGCTAGACAATGAAACAAAGGAAATTCTTGATGAATATTGTCAGCAAGAAGAAATTCCGAAGACAGAGGGAATAAGAAGAGGGATTCACAAATTAAAGTCTGAAATCAAAAAATAGAGATTCACACCTACCGACCAAAGTAATAGTGAATCTCCACACAATGTTAGAAGTTTCCTTCTGCAAATATTATAATGCAGACGGGGACTTCTTTCAAGAACATTTTTTTAAATTGAAAGGAGTTTTTATTATGCAGGAAATTAACTTAGAAGTAAATATTATGAAGCCAGAGGATAATAGAGCAATTCTCCATTACATTGCGGACAATCTTGTCTGCTATACCAGTCTTGCCGAACTTGCAGGATTTTGTAAAATGTACGCAGCAAAGTATGATTTTATAATGATGTCTAAGGGGGACAAATAAATGAAAGACGTTGATTTTTACGAAGACAGAGATGGATTTTACAGAGAGATTTATAGAGATGACATTAAGAAGCTGGTAGATGAACTGGAAGATGTTGATGCAATCAGGGTACTTCTTGACTATGCATTTGGCTATCGGGAACTACAAAAAGCGAAAGCAAAATCAAAGGCAAGAGCAACAGTGTAATTTGCTATGGAGGTTAAGAAGATGGCAAAAGAAAATTTAGCAGTAAGTGAAATAGCATTACCGATCAGAGAATACAAAGGACAGAGAGTAGTTACTTTCAAGGACATTGATGAAGTTCACCAGAGAAAGTCTGGAACTGCTAGAAATAACTTCTATAAGAACAAATCTCACTTCTTGGAAAATGAAGATTATTTCGTTATCACAAGAGAAGATTTCAATGTGGCTAATAACCACATTGGAGAAATCCCACCAAAGGGAGTCACTTATTTGACTGAAAGCGGTTATCTGATGATTGTTAAGACATTCAAAGATGAATTGTCGTGGAATGTTCAGAGAAGACTTGTGAATACCTATTTCAGAGTGAGAGAAGTGGCAGAAATTCCGCAGAGACCGAAGGTATCTAGCATCCCGGCACCTAAACCAGTGACGTTCTACAGAAAAAACAGATATAAAATAGCAGCTATTTGTAGCAGCTACGGTGTAGAAGAAAAATTTTTGTTTGAGCTTATATTTCCTTACATTGAAGAAAAATTCGACCTTGAGGAAGCAGAAATCAGATATATTATGGGGACAGGAAAGAGACTTGAAAGCAAATTAGATTTATTTGACTTCTTCCCTGACATGGCTGAACGTGCAAAAACCGTGATTGACGGCCTTTACGAATTAAAGGTAGAACATAGAGAGGAGAAAAAGAATGGTAGTAAGGAAGATTAAATTAAAAGTCAGCGATATGAGAAGCACGCTGAATAATATTGAAGAGAAAATTCGCCCGATCAGCGACAGTGTGGTTACAGATTACTTTGCGGAAGACCTGTTCCCATTGATTGCGATTGCCGACAAAGTGGAGATGGGGAAGACAAAAGCACTGATTTACGCTTTCAAGCTCGGTTTTAGAGCCGGGAAGATGGAGTTAAAAGAAGAATTGCTGAACAATTTCTGCAAATAATCAAAGAGGGGAGATTATTTCTCCCCTTGCTTTTTCCTTATAAACCGCTTGATTTCAAGAATCATCTGCTCTCTGCCCTCATATCTGTGGATGTCATCAACATCTCTGGAAGTGATCGCGGAGCCGATATCGCGAGTATTTTCCTTGAGACGTTTGTCCAGGTACTCTAAAATGTCCTCGTACATGCCAATACTCCTTTTCTTTTTATCATAACATTTTTTCAGAACGGAGTAAAGTTCGCGGTTTTAGGGAAGAAATTTGAGATTTTTGAGAAAAAATTGGTGGCAAATTCTAAATACAATTAGATGCAAACTATATATGCAAGATATATATAAAAGATATATAGTAATGATATATAGTAAAGATATATATGATAGATATATAGTATGCATATATAGTGTTTATATATACCTTTTATATATAGCTTGATATATAGCTTTTATATATAGTATTATATATAGCAAAGATATTGTTTGAAAGGAGTGGATTTTCTTGAAAAAATACCAGAAAGACGCACAAAACCGTTATAACTCAAAGTTTGATATTGTGCAAGCTAGATTACCGAAAGGAACGAAAGAGCGAATACAGAGCCTAGACTACACTATAAACGCTTTTATCGTTGAAGCAGTAGAAACTATGCTTAAATCATTTGAAACGCCAACAGCCCCGATTTTAGAGCCTACAGAGAGCGCTTCGACCGAAAAAGAGACGAAAGAGGTCGACCAGATGGCAGCAGTTGAAGTGATGCCATGGGAAGAGGGATTTGTTGATCCTCTGTCTGAGTCGGAAGAGGAAAAGAAGAAAGAGAAATCGGCTAAATTTCTAGCTCGCAAATACGGTGAACAAATCAATGATATTGTTATACAGAAAGACTTGATAAACACTTACAGCGTGGATATTTTTGCAAAAGCGAAAGAATACGTTAAGCACCCGGAACTGCTGGAAGAACCGGAACAGGAAAACAAACCACAAGAAAAGGGAATTCAATCACTTGAGGAATTAAACGAAGAACTTGCAAAGAAGAGAGCAGAAGACGCTACCAAAATTTCCGAAGAAGAAGAACGCCGTCAAAATTACTGGAAGAATATACAAGAGTCAAAAAAAGAAGACATCGTGAACCATTTTAAAAGAATGCGAAACGGCTCTGAAATGACCGAAGAAGAGAAGAAGAAAGAAGCAGAACGGGAAGAGTGGAAGAAAAAGAATAACAAAGAATTCGGAGTTTGACTCTGTGACAGCGCAGAATGCGCCTAGAATCGGTTTGAATTGGTTTAGCCTATACTTTATTGATTGATAGTGTAAAATGGATTTAAAATGAAAATAGGAGGTACATTGTAAATGAATTTAAAAACACAAGCAGATGAAAACAAATACGTTGACGCTTTTAAAAAGTTAGTTGCCAAACAAAACAACAGGCCTTGTATTGAATGGCAATGTGGAGAATCATTAGTCAAAAGGTGCGACAAAGAGCCTTGCAAATGGTGCTGCTACTATGGTTGTTGTTGCTGTATTAATTTAGACAGATGCATTTCAAAAATATTAGGAGATGGAATAGAATAATTCTGATTAAATCACTGTTTATTGGAAAGAAAAAAGAGCCGGGAATTTCTCCCGGTTCTCTTTACATTCCAAACAATCTTTCAAAGAATCCTTTCTTTTTCGGTGGGCGCTGCTGCATCCAGTGATTAATCAAACGCCATGTTTCGCCATTGTCATACATCGGAACAACTATTTTTTTTACTCCACTATCAGGATTCATATAATATGCCTGTCCATAGCGCGGTAAATCCTCGCAACCGTTAAAGCCTAATATATTTCTGCTGTCCTGTGCTGACCTCGTACGCAGTCCCACACGGGCATCAAAGTTGACCTTGATTTCTGTTGGGATTACCTTGGCAAGTGGGCACTGAGTCGCACAGATCAGATGAACACCGGCGGCACGTCCTATTTGTGCTATACGTTGGATAAGTGGCATTACCTGTTTTTTGTTCGTGGTCATTAAGTCCGCTAATTCGTCAATGATCACATATAACTGCGCCCCCTGGTATTTCTTTACGTGTGCGCTCTGCATCTGCTTGTATCTCATTTCAATGATATTCATAGCCATATGTAATCCTCTGACCATCTCAGCCGGTTCGGATGCATAGAACGCCGTATGCGGAAGATATCTATAGTCTACGAGTTCAACCCTTTTCGGGTCGATAAGAATGAACTGTACTTGCGACGGTGCTTCGAATAGTGCTGTTGTGATAATTCCATTAATTACAACCGATTTTCCTGATCCAGTAGCTCCAGCCACTAACAAGTGTGGCTGCGCCATCATGTTTTCATAATCGATAAAACTCTTTCCCTCTGGTGTGATCCAATTTCTCTGTGCTTTCATGGTGCCAACCTCCCTATAAATCTTTCGTTTAAGCATATATTGTTTTTAAATTCTTAAATCTCCACATTGCGATTGCTAAGCTTTTCGGACTTCTCACGATGTAGCCGCCAATTGTGTTTTGCTGTCTCTTACTCTTATCAAATTCATACAAACGGCTTTCCACGTTGCTGAACTTAATCATGTGAATTTCAATTTTTTCATTTTCTGCGATCTTCTTACCATCGTATTTTTCATTGTTAAACACTTTTTCAGCTATTGGAATAAGTGGAGCTGCTACATCATCAAAAATCCCGTAAGCATATTCACAATGAACGTATATGTTACATCCGGCTAAAATCTCCATTGATCTTTGGTCATAGTCAATTTTGCTATATTTCTTCACAATATTCTCAATGTCTGATTCTCTGACAAGGGGATTCTTGATAGTGATATTAACTGATGTATCATAGAGCGCATCGCGGACTCTTACAGATACATCCTTACTTGTAAATCCGTGTCCTTTTAAATCTTTTCTGATTGCCTGTGATAAATCTCTATTTGTCATTTTTGTATCCTCCCTTGAGTGTTTGTTTTGTTCTTTGCTATGGTTATAATATATCACTTTTAAAAGTTACTGTCAATGGTTTTATAACTTTTTTTGATAATATTTTCATTGACTTATAAAAGGCGTTGTATTATCCTTATTAATATAAAAGGAGGGAACGAAAATGCTTAAGTACAAATTCAATGTGGGGGATGCACTGGAAAGAGCTGGATTCACGACATACAAAGCAAAAAAGACAGGATTATTAAGCCAAGACACGTTAAGAAAGATTAAAAATGAAGAAACAAATATAACACTCGGGGCGTTAAATTCTATCTGCATGATTCTTGATTTACAGCCAAAAGACATCCTTATATATGAAGAGACAGAAGACGAAGAAAAGAAAAAACAAGAATTATTTTAAAGGCATTGACATAACTTTATAAAGTGATATAATAATACTTGTAAGAGATACTTACGAGTTGCCGTGGCAAGACGGAGAAAGGAGAAAACATGGACGTTATGAACGAGAAAGAGAGAAAAGACGCAAGAGCAGCGATGATCTATGAAATTCGACTGCTGATTGATGCAGACACAAAGGAAACGTACACAAAAGAAGAGATTCTCAAGCTTCTGGATACAGTAGCAAGGACAAAGGAAAACGACTAAAAAAGAGCCGCACAAAGCGACTCAGACACACAAGAGAGGGCGGAACTTGCCACCGCTCTCCAGTAAAGAAAATCATAACACATCACAGCAAAAAGAGCAAGAAATGGTCATTCCTGCTCTATTTTTTTAAAAATAGTTGTTAGTTCAAACTAACAGGGCAAGTAGGGTTACAAAAGTGTTAACAAATTGTTACGATAAATATTTAACAAATGTCAATAAAGCCAGTAAACGCAAGGGCAAACAGTGATTTCACAAATGTTACGCTGTGCAAATTATTATGCTATTTGTATACAGATTGGATACAGAATGGATACAGCCCTAATAATCGACTTACTAAATAATTTATAATATTATATATATTACTTTTCAAAACTATATCCTTCACTACGTTCAGTCTATAGTTTTAAAAAGGTCGGGTTTTGAGAAAACACCGACTGTGTACCTCCCCAAAATCGATGTAAAAACAAATCGATCAGACAAGAAACGAACAACGGCCGGAAGAGACAACCACAGCCAACAGAACAGGGCATTGATCGTCCTGATTATCAAAACACGGACACGCCAGCGCACAGACGAGCACGCACATACACGGACGCACACGCCTTGATAAAAATTTAAAATTAATTTACTCGACACTATTGCAAACAGATTTTCGTTGTGTTATAATAGCATCAGCGACAAGAAATCCGTGAAAGCCGAATGGGAGCTGGATCGAAAAGAGCTAGGAATCGTCAGCCTAGGCATATCGAGAAAATAACAGACAATGAGCTGTTTAATATCTCGGTGTGTCTAGGCTTTTTTGTTTATAGATTATTTGATAATGCGGAGGTGAAAAACAATGGCTAAGAGAAGAACACAGAAAACAGAGAGAGTAGAAGCTGAGACAGTGAACAGTGTTGAAAGTGTTGAAGTTGATCCGGTCAACCTCAGAGCCTTAGTCGATGACGTGATCACTGATTACTGCATTAGAGATGATCTTGACGAATCAGATATTCCACCACAGATCTGGAATGACATAATCGAGGAGATCAGAGTGACACTGTTCGAGAAGAACGGCAATCTGCTCTGGATTGATGGAAAGATTGGGACAGAATACAACGACGAGAAAGTAATGGATGCTTATGACATCTACAAGAGAATCTGCAACAGGCATTGCCAGGTTGTCAATATCAAAGGATTCCTGGACATGACAGGCATTACTAAACAGACTCTATACGACTGGAACAGAGACAGTAAATATAATATTAAACACCATAATAGTGGGAGCGATAGTATTATACTTAGTCGAAAACGTACAGACCTTGCCAAAAGAATAATGGATGATAACGAGCAGTCTCTTGAGTCAATGCTGCAAGATAAACGCATTAATCCCATGAAGGTGCTGCCATCGCTTAACAGGCATCATATGTGGAACCTTCCAGGAGTTAGCCGAGAGAAAGTGGAGACAAGACCACTGACCGCTGACCAATTGCCACAGCTCGGACAGGATCTAACGCCACAGATCGAGGAAAACGATTGATATTTTTTAAGATTTGAGAATGGGAAATCAGATAGTTAAAATAAATCATTGACTTTGCAGTGATTTTAAACAGGATTTCATGGGAAACGGTCAACTCTATTGGATAAATAAGTATTTCTCGTATAGATTCATATGTTCGGAACAAATGTTCGACACGCTGACCGTATGGGGAGGGGGTTAAAACAGCTTTGAAAAATCGGCTTACTAAGTCCAAAATTCTAACTCAAAAACAAAAAGCCATCATGGAGGAGATAAAAGATGCTGATTTATGACGAAGTTAAACCAATTCGACCAGAATACCATGTTGTCACAGATGGTGCGACATATTGCGTAGAGGCTAATCGTTGCGAGATTGCTCAGGATGATGGGATTATTATTTTCAAAAACAAGGATTCGGTTCAAGCCATGTTCAGCCTTGATTATGTGAAAGCACTTTGGAGGGTTGTCTGATGATTGATAAAGAAACGCAGAAAGCTGTTGATATGTTTTATAGCATTTATTCTGAGTTTTACAAGAAATGCGGAGATAGAAACACGGCGATTCAGCTGACATGTGCATTATGCGGTGTGAAAGTGCCTGAATTAGAAACATTTTCGTTTTTGTTTGGGGATAGTGGACGCAAGAGGAATAAATGATGGGCGAGAAAGATAAGAGAAGATATGCGTATGGTGGCTTTCCACCAACAGGGAAACTTTATATCCAACAGGATTCATATTTAATCGGTGATGATATGGTCGAAGAATTGGCAACAATACCAACTTCAATGCTAAAACAGAAAATGAGAAACATAGACAACTTATTGAACGCATCTGCGGTTTTCTATGGAACGTTTGGAACATTTAATGTAAACACTTGCCATGTTTGTTATACGCTTGGTTCAAATAACTATCGAAAACTTCACGGATTGCCAATGAGATGGAAAACAAACAGGAGAAGCTGATTATGCACAGATACGAGGTAGTTCAAGAGAGAGTAACGCTGATGATAACAGAGGATTCGATGAAGATCAGAGAAGATAACTTGATTGTCTTTGAACAGGATGAGGAGACAAAAGCAATTGTCAATGGAAAAGATATCAAGTACATTTTGAGAATTGAATAGGGGGCGGACAATATGCTGAAAATCATTCAACGCCTGTTCTGCCGACACGATCATACAGTACATGACCATTCAGACCTTGTTCGACAGAAAGACGGAAGTTTCAAGACAAAACATTATTGGCGGTGTAAGAGCTGCGGAAAGGTGATATCAGGAAAATGATTACAAAGAAAGATCTAAAAGGACTGAGTAAACGGGAACTGAAAGAGATGCTGTGTTTGGCAAGTCAGTGGTGCGAGGAGTGCGGACTTGTTCTTGAGTTCAGAGACTGTTCGATGGAATTTGCCGGACAGGAAATCGATGCAGATGCATTCGGAGAAGATATCGAATCCCTTGAGGATGAATCACTCCCATTCTCGTTTGACCCATATGAGGATTGCGACAGATCAGACCTTATTCGCGAGATTGAGATGTCAAAAGAAAGATACGGATGCATCATGGTGAAAAATAATGAATTGAAAACAGCGGTCAAGGTGCTAAGCAATCTGTACGCCAAAGAAAGAGACTTTTGGAGCAATTTGCATGAATGATATCGGGTTTAAGGAACAGATTCTTCAAACATCATGTGCAGTTGTCAAAAGTGAACTGATGAAACACGAAGAATTCTATGATGCGTTTGTATCATCTGTTGAATCGGCACTGCATGAGATACCTGAGGTTGGCGAAAAGACACTTGCTATCGCTGAGAGAATCACGAAACGTATTTCCGGGGAGGAATGACATGAAATGGCTTAGAGCAATTGGAATTGGAGTTACAAAAGGAATTATCACAGCGCTAGTATTCTTGGTGATAGCGTTAGCTGATTACGAATTCGGAACACTCGGAACACTCGGAATACTCGGAATACTTGCAGTTTTATTTATTTGGTCTATAATTTAGGAAATCTGGAAAGCGTTGGAAGAGAAATGAGAATTGCCGGAAAAGAAATCAACGATGAATGTGTTCACTGCGGAGAGATTCTTGAATGCGAACTTTTCAAACAGGGACACGGAATCAGACAAGAAAGAATGAATGTTGTGCAGATGATTTCTTGTCAGATGAAGCACAAGGAAAAGAGAAGTGAGTAGATTGCTGTTGATTTAGGAGAGTGATGAAATGGAAGTATATGACACAGACGAAATTCAATGTGAGACCAATGAGGATGTTAGTTTATGCTATGATGCAGCGTTTGATTACAGAACGTTGGAGAACATATATTGGATCGACCCGTTTAATTCATTTGGTGGAAATGAAATTGAAAATAGCATTACGTATGATGGGTGCATGATCCTAATATCTGCCACATTTCCAAAAGACATGACTCAGGAAAAGGTTCGAAAAATCATGTGTGACAGAGTGGCTAAGTGGAAAGCAGAACAGGAGGATTAATCATGAAGAAACTGTTTATTAGCGTTCCAATGAAAGGACGCACAGAAGAAAATATTCAGAAATCATTCAAGCAGATGAAGGATATTGCAGAAGCAATGTTTGGAGAAGAGTTAGAAGTCATTGATACATTTATTTCAGAAGAGCCGAGTGACGGTACTAAAAATCCCGCAGTGTGGTATCTTGGAAAATCCATTGAGCTACTTTCAAAAGCGGATTTATTCATTGGAGTTTGCTATTGTAGTCCGTTTAGTGGATGCAATGCTGAATTTGAAATTGCAAGATCATATGGTATCAGAAACACAGTAGTTTCAATGTTTGAGATCGATTGCTTTCAAGATGTTGTAGAAATGCTTCGTGGTGATGATACTGAAAATTGTGTAAATCCAGTGCGATGATTTCTAATGGTTGGTATTACTGCCCGGCTGGTCATAAGACTGGACAGCGGATAGAAGAGCATCGATGTATTACATTTTGAGATATTGAGAAAGGATTGAGAGAAGATGAAGAAATTAAGATGGGTTTTGGCAATTGCATTTCTAGTTGCCGGAGTTGCCGGAGGACTTTATTTCGGAGGTTATGATCTCCTGTTTAAACCGATTTTTACAGCTTGCGTAGCTTGGGATGCAGGACAACTTACAGCAGCGATTATTTGGACAACAATCGTAAAAGCATTTCTATCAGTGATTGTTATGTCGGTAATCATTTTTGTCGGATTTCTGGGATTCGGAATTACAATGCCGAAAGAATAAACTAATTAAGACATTTACTAATACTTGGTTTTATATATTCGTCCATGTGACGATTCTCCACCTACTAGCGGAAAGATGAACAAAGGGACGTCACAAGTCCCGGTAGGTTTGACCGATTCTGAAATCGGTGCCGTCAGAATATCGTTGTTGATTGTAATCTGACGTAATTAAGACTGGTTTTGCTGATGACATGCAAGTAATTGAATGACGATTCACCCAGTCGTAAGCCACAATACCATAAAGGAATTGGAGGTTCGAATCCTCCTTTTGGCGTTCTGAGTTTCACGGTTCTCAGAAACACCCCTCATGTACGCGCCCTATGTGCAGTAAATATGCCATTTTCCTTTAGATTAGTTTTGATTCCTATAAGTTTAAAGTGATTAAAATAATTCAAAAACCGTGAAATGCTATCATAGCTCAAATGGATAGAGCAGTTGATTACGAATCAACAGGTTTTCGGTTCGAATCCGAACGGTAGCTCTCTCCGAGTTTCGGAGAAAAAACTTTTTCATAACTTACTTTCCTTGCTACAGTGTAGCTGGAAGCCGTATAGCTTAATTGGTAAAGCGTTCGTTCTTACCCTACCCGGACGAAAGATTGAGGTTCGACTCCTTATACGGAAATTCAAACATGATTATCTCGGTGAAGAGTGATTTTTCAGTCATGCCGAGATGCAATGGTAACGAGATAGGCTTGTTCGAGATATTGGATAAGCTGATTCTTTCCACTAGGAGTGATTCCATTGGTGAAGACGGAAACCGTCAACAATGCCTTGCAGTGTATCATCATAGAGAAGTCAAATGCAGAATCCTTGTGGTCAGTGATTAATAGACGTCTGCGGTGCAGAAATAATCCATTTAGTTCGTGGTGTGAGAGACCACCAACAGAGATGGAAATTCTCAATAAGCTGATTTGCCTTGAGCCTGAGAAATCAGGGTATAACACAAGAAATTCGTTAAAGTAGCGGTATGGCAAGTTTTGATAAGATATTGCAGTGGAAATGAAATCCATTGATGCAAAACATATTCTTCTGAAAGAACCGTGAAATTTATGGGTATCAATCCTATGTGTGCTTAGACAGTGGTAGGAAGCCAAGAGTCGCTCTCAGAAGCTCAGACCTATCATCACAGTGGCAGAATATGACTTTTACCATGATTGAATAAGGGGAAACCCTAATCATGTTTGAATTAAAATTCAATCAGTGTTTTAGCTGCGGAGTTCGCTGAAACTCGGAAACTAACGTTTTGTTAATAAAAGACGTGGTTTATCGATCATATAATAAACTCCAATATTATAAAGAACCGTAGCAGTGCAAGAATTCCTTACGGCTTTCGAGGTAAATTTCTTGCAGCTAAGGGCGTAATAGCTTAATGGTAGAGCACAGGACTTTGACTCCTGATGTACTGGTTCGATTCCAGTTACGCTTGTTTGAAAAAAATGGAAATGTGAAGAAAGGAAGGTTCCGATGGGAAGAAAAATCAAGGTGCTTGACAGAGACAATTTCGTCGATGCTATCAATGATTATTGCAGCCATAAAATTACAATGGATGAAGCGGCAAAGAAAATGGGTGTCTGTACTCCTACATTCCGCAAATATCTAAGAATGGTTTGGATGGGAGAAACATTGCCGGAAGAACTGTTCGAAAGGAAGAAATAGTTATGAATATTCAAGAGTGGAAAGAAAAATCAGAAAATTCTTTAAGCGAAGTTGAAAAAGAAGCAAAAATTCTTTTAGATCGCATTGAAAAAGCGAAGAAATGTCTTGAAAATGTCAATGACAGACAGGATGCAAATAGATTCTTTGAAGAAAACGACATTGAGCATGGATTTAAGCATATTTGTCTGTTTTAGGTGATGAAAATGAACGATGAAATGAGAAAAAATGAAGTAAAACGCGTGATTACTTGCAAAATTGAAGATATTGCCAGTTTGGTGGCGAATTCCGGTTATACAGTGACAATTCGACCGACAAGAGACGGGGCAAAGATTACCAGTCACAAAGAAAAGGTGATGAAATGAACATCTGTTATATAAAAAAGACCGGACAAAGCGTTTCAGGTGAGCTTAAATATGAGGAAATATGGTATGGTGGGGGATGGCGTCTTGATGATAAAGGGAAAAAGCATTTGGAACATGGTAAATACGTGTATATACCAATATTTAAATGCTGTCATCCGGCAAAACAGTTTGCTGGATACTCAGAAATCATTGTAAATGACAAAATAGAATTTACTGCATATTGTGGTAGTGCGGTTTGTGGAATTTACAGTTTGATCGGAAAAGACCCGGTTGATGAATTGCAAATTGGAGAAAATTAAAGTAAATACAGAAGCTCATGACCGGATGCGGACAGGGAACAGGGGAATGCTCCTTAACTTTTTTATTTTAAGAGTTAGGGGGCACTTTTTTGCGTTATGGCGAGCGATTATTTGATTAAAACCGTAAAAGGGTATGAAAATTACATAGAGCGTAAAGGTATTGACGAACAGGTGCTTGATGCGTACATCCTTGCGGTTCAGACTGCATTTGAGCAAGAGAAAGACATAAAGTACGGATTGCAAGTTTCTGATAGAGCAAAGCAGATTGTCAATCAAATCATAAAAAAACAGACAAACGGTGGAGATTTTGCGTGGCTTGAAGATTATGCACAGCAGAATAAGACAGAGTTTGATTTGATTAATCAGTATTATAAGATTTTGAAAATAGAAGCACAGGAAATTCTTGACAGCTATATGCTGTATGTGGAAAAAAACAGAAAACGAAGAGACAGATTCTACGAGCCGAGAAGAAAAACACTGAAATTGGTAACTGACAAGATTCAGATGCTTGAAGACGATTTATTGGATGAACTGTTTGTTCATATGCCGGCCCGTGTTGGTAAAAGCCAAGAACTTACGCTCGCGACTTCATGGAAATGCGCTAGAGATATGGAAGCAAGCAATTTGTACGTAACATACAAAGAGGGCCTTGGAAGCGCGTTCCTTGATGGAGTTATGGAAATATGGACTGACCCGACTTATTGCTTTAAAGAGGTGTTCCCAAAAGGAATTATCAAAGATACTGACTTAAAAAACAATAAGGTTGATTTAGGAAGAAAGAAAAAATATAAATCTCTTTCCGGAAAAGGACTTACATCCGGACTTAACGGCGAATACGATGCGTATGGATGGCTAATTGTTGATGACATTATCGAGGGTATTCAGGATGTTTTAAACCCAGATGTTCTCAAAAGAAAGCAGACTATCTTTGACAACAACGTAATGACACGTAAGAAAGAGAAATGCAAAATAATCTATAACGGTACAATTTGGAGTCTGAAAGATATCTACATGGACAGATTGGATTTCTTAGAGAACAATCCAGAGGCAAAAGATATCAGGTATGATATTTTGAAGATTCCAGCACTTGATCCAGTTACAGATGAAAGTAACTTTGATTATGACTATGGAGTTGGATTTTCAACAAAATTCTATAGGATCAAACGTGCAAAATTTGAAGAAAACGATGATATGGCCGGATGGTATGCACAGTGCCAGCAGGAACCTATTGAAAGGGACGGAGCTGTATTCAATCAAGAACACATGAGATTCTACAATGGAGTGCTCCCAGCTCAAGAACCATATAGAATTTGCGCTGCATGTGATGTGGCTCTCGGAGGTGAAGACTACTTGGCATTTGCTGTGGCTTACATGTACGAAGACGGGTCCATATACATTGATGATGTCATTTTTGATAATTCAGAAAAGAAAATCACAAAGCCAAAAGTTGTGAATATGATTATTGATCACAATATAGGAAGTGTGTATTTTGAGTCAAACCAAGGTGGAGAAGGATACAAAGACGAAGTAGACGAAATGCTGAGAGAAAAAGGACATAAGGTAACTCTTGTCTCTCAATATGCACCTACATCAATGAGAAAAAGCCAGAGAATTTGGGACAAAGCTGGTTCTATACGTGAGTTCTATTTTCGCGATACTGGGTTCAGAAATCAAGAATATAGGAACTTTATGAGGAATCTGTACTCTTTTACCATTAAGGGGAAAAACAAGCACGAAGACTCTCCTGACTGCCTTGCGTCGCTTGCATATTTTATTGAGGGAACATGGGAACCACCAAGAGTCGAAGCGGTACACAATCCGTTTAGAGGGGGATACAGATAATGGATACAAAAACATATTTAGGACAGATTTCAAAGTTAGATTTTATAATCAAAAACAAAGTTGAAGAAATTAATCAGTTGAGAGATATGGCTTGTTCTATTTCTGTGTCTCTAAAAGAGGTTAATGTTCAGAGCAGCGGAGAACCTGACAAAATGGGAAGCCTTGTCTCTAAAATTGCTGATGCAGAAGTAGAGCTTGCGGAATCTATTGAGCATTCTTTTCAAAAAAAGAGGGAAATCACTCAACAGATTGAGATGATTACAAACACAAATCAGTACAGAGTACTGTACAACAGATATGTCTTGTGCAAAAACTGGAAAACGATCACTTCGGAAATGGAATGCTCGTTTAGAGGTGCGATGTCAATCCATGGAAGAGCACTACAAGAGTTTGAGAAGCTTTTCGGCTCTTACTATCTGTAATCATTTCACAAAAGTGCACATAATTGCACATTCTTTCACTACTTTTCCAAATACTTGACGTGTTATAATAATAATCGAAGAAATACAACTTGAGGATACATAAAAATTCTCATAATCCTTTCTCAAAGATGCACTTGGAATGACGAACCAGGTGCATTTTTTATTGGTGAAAAACATGGTAAAAGAACAAACAATTTATTGTCCGAAGTGCAACAGGAAAGTTGGCACTTATGACGGAAAAGGAAAAATCGACAAAGTATGTCGATGCAAGAAGTGTAACAAAAAGATTATTTTCAAAGTAGCAACGGGAGAAACAGTCAGGAAGTCACTGCCAATTAGAAATTGCAGTAGCGGAATGACTTTTTTGATTTAAGGTGAAGAAATGAACAAGAATACTCTACAAGACCTTGTAAAAGGCAAATACGGAAGAAAAATTGCATATGCGAATGTCGAAGAGGTTGATCAAAGCAATATTTTGGAAGTTGTAGGAGAAACACTTGGAATCTTTTACTTTAACAAACAAGTTACTAAATATTTGTGGGACTACTACAAAGGAGATCAACCGATTCTGTACCGTACAAAGACGATCAGAGATGATGTGGTAAACAAAGTAGTAGAGAATCACGCTTATGAAGCAGTTCAGTTTAAAGTTGGACAGTCATATGGAGAACCGTTGCAGTGCGTGAGTATTGTAAAGGAAAATATCAGCGAATATGTTGACGTGCTCAATAATTATTTTAGACGTGCTCATAAACATGCTAGAAATATCAGAGCTGGTGAGTGGCAGTCGGCAACTGGAACAGCTTTTTTAGCTGCTCAGTTTGAAAAACCTGGAGAAAAAATGCCGTTCAGAATTACAGTTCCAACTCCCATGAATACTTACATCATTTATTCATCTATTACGGAAGAACCGCTTGTTTCCGTTCAAGAATTAAAGGACTTGAACGGTGAATGGTATAAGTCATGCCACACGAAAACGAACCAATGCATTATCAAAGACGGAAAAGTTGAACAATGGGGTGTACATGCGTTTGGTGGAATCCCTATTGTTGAATACCCAAACAATTTTGAGAGAATTTCTGATATTGAGCTTGTAGCATCCATGTTTGATGCAATTAACAATATGCAGTCAAACAGAATGGACAGCATTGAACAGTTTGTTAGTGCTTGGGTAAAATTTGTAAACTGTACAGTTGACCATGAGACATTCCAACAGATGAAAATGGAAGGTGCTCTTGTTGTTAAATCAAACAATGGTACTGACAATAAGGCTGATGTTGATATTATGACACAGGAGCTAAATCAAACTCAGTCACAGGTTGCAAAACAAGACTTGCTGGATAATATCCTACAGATTCTTGCCATTCCTAAACTTGAAGGAAACACAGGTGGTGACACTCAAGGGGCGGTACAACTCCGCAACGGATGGGATATGGCTAAGACGAGAGGAAAACTGAAAGACCCGATTATTCAAGAGTCAGAACAAAGACTGAATGAAGTTATCTTGAATATTATTCGTGTAAGAAAAGGGAAAAATGAATGTCCTATTGATACGAGCCAGTTTGAAGTGATTATTAATCACAGCCCTATGGATAATATGCTAGTAAAGGCACAGTTTCTGGACTACCTGTTGAAAGACGGCACTCATCCGAAACTTGCATATGAGCTTAGCACATTATTCCCGGATAGTGAAAAAGCTTACATTCTGTCCAAGCCTTATCTGGATGTGCTTTACAAGACTTCTGATGATGAAAATAAGCAAAATCAGATAGATGATAATTCTAATCAGAATCAAAAACTAGGAAACAATCAGAATTTGAATGGCAACAAAACGCCGGAGGTAACAAAATGAAATACAACTACACAGTAAAACAAGACGGACAGACGTATCCTCCGGGAACAGATGTGCCGGATATGGGGAGCATTGTTTGTACCGAAGCATCGGGAAATGTTAGAAGCTATGAAGCTCAGTCAAAAGATGTTGATAAGCTCCCGACTTATGTAGATGCAGGAAGTTCCTGTTTGATGTTAGACACATCGGAATTATACAAATTCAACTCTGAGACAAAGAGTTGGCAGAAATTAGGATAGTAGAAATAAGCCAGTCATTGAGAAATCAGTGGTTGGCTTTTTCTATATAAATTTGCATCCATGCGTCAAATGGAAAAAGAAAAAATCCATGCTGATAGAACAGCGAAATCAAATGTAGATCACGGAGGTAATAACTATGACAAGAGAAGAAGCAAAACAAAATTTGGTTGCGTTAGGAATTGAAGAGCCGACAGATGCACAGGTAACTAATTATTTGAATCAGTTTCATAATAACAGACCAGCTCCGGCACCGAACCAAAATCCAGCACCAAAGCCGGAACCTCAGCCACAGCCTACACCGGCACCAGTTCCAAATCCACAGCCAAACCAAAATCCGTCACCACAGAACGATGACGAGATTGAGAAGCTGAGAAAACAGATTGATGCATTGCAGAAAGAGAACATCAAGAAAGATATTCGTGCTTATGCTGCTGAAAAAGGACTGACGGGTGAACAGGCAGAGAATGTTCTTGCTGGTTTTCAAGACAATTACGATCTTGCAAAGACAGCCATTGATTCCATGTCACAGATTATCGCCGATAAAGAAACAGCCGCCGCGCAGGCGAAAGAACAGGAAATCGCTAACGGTTCAATTAATCCGGGCAGTGGAAATACTGGCGGTGGAAAACAAGATGATAAGCCGGAAGATGTGAAAAATGCAGAATCTATTGTTTTCGGCAACAAACAGAGTGAGCAGTCTGTAAAAGACTACTACGTTTTGAAATAAGGAGGAATTAAGCAATGGGTAAACCAATTGTAAGAGATTTTACACAAGGTAAAGGGATTCTGAAGTTCTTCCCGTATGAGGGAGCTGCTTGTGTAGTACAGCAGTCAATGGTATCTGCGGCAGATGACAACGGAATGAAAATTGTAAAAGCTGGAACGCCGTATCCGTCCAATGATGCTGAATGCCTTGGATATCTTCTTGAGGACGTTGATGTTACACAGGGAGATGCACCTGGAACATATGTATATCAGGGAACGATTGATTGGGAAAAAGTAACAGGCCTTTCAATTGCAGATGCAGCAAGAAAAGCGACTCCGAGAGTTACTTTTTACGGAGCACCAAAGATTGCAGAAGGTTAATTAAGGAGGAATAACAGACATGGCATTACCATTAAGTCAAGCATTTACAGCGAGAAGTCTTGGAGTTATGTGGGATAACTACAAAGCGTCTCTTGCACTTCCACCGTATCTTGGGAGACAGAAATTTGGAACAACAAAACAGGATTCACTGGAAATGAGATATATCCTTGGTGAAAATTCTCAGCCAATTTCTCTGAAAGCATCCAACTTTGATGCACAGGCAGAATTAAGAGATGTCGGTGGATTCCAGGATATCCAGAACGAAATGCCGTTCTACAGAGAGTCCTACATGGTTACAGAAAAAGAGGAGCAGCAGTATGCGAACTATCAGTCTGCTGAAAACTCAAATCTTGCAAATCAAGTACTCAGACAGATTAGCAAGAAACCTATGAATCTGATTCAAGGAGCGATGGTAGTTCCTGAGAGACAGATTTGGCAGTTACTTGCTCCGTCAGACGGTGTTCCGAAAGTTACTGTTAAAATCAAAGACAAGACATACACAATTGATTACACAACAGACAATGGAGCAAAGCACAAGGCAGATCACTTCGTTGAAATTCAAGGAACATCTGATAAGTGGAATGTTCCGGCAACAGCAACACCACTTCAAGACTTGATTGACACAAGACGTGATTTCGCAAAGAAGACAGGATATTCCCTGACAAGATTCTCTATGAATACAGAGACATTTGAGATGATTCTGAAAGCAGAAGACACAAAGAAACAGGTACTCGGAATTACTGCTTACAACGGCGGTATCAGAGTAAGACAGGCAGATGTTCTTTCTTATCTGAGAGAGTACGGAATCGAAATCGAGGTATACGACAAGATGTATGTTGATGAAGCTGGAACAACACAGTACTTCATCCCAACAAACATTATCTCTTGTCAGTCAGCAGGAGTATATCTTGGAGACTACGTATTCGGAAGAACACCGGAAGAGAGAAGCGGAGATCTCGCCGGAGGAAATCTGCAACTTGTTGAAACTGGTATTTCTGTCTACACATATGCAACAGAGCATCCAATCAATACTCATTGCGTAGTATCCATGATTGGTCTTCCATCATTTGAGGGAATGAACAGCGTTGTTGTTATGAAAGTAGCGTAAGAGGTGATTGGATGCTTGCGAAGAACATTATCAAAATGAACGGCAAGTGGTACAAAGCAGGAGAAGAAGTCCCGGAAGGAACTCCGGGGCGGTATTCTGAGAAAATGCAAATACCGGTAGAGTTTAAGTATAAGAAAACAGACATCAACAGAATGAGTACTGCTGATTTGAAAGAATTGGCAAGAGAACATGGAGTATCAAATGTTGACGATATGACTGGGCAAGATTTGAAAGAATACTTTATTACAAGGTTCAATCTGTAGATCGTGAGGTGCAGCTATGGCAATTGAAGACAGAATCTATGAGAAATCAGTAGAATACTTGTCTGATATTCCAGAGCTTGCCGATGAAAAACCATCAAAACTGTTAATCGGATTCGTAACTGAGAAATTTAAGCAGTGCAGAAACTATCCTCCGTCTTTTACGGATGCAAAGATAGAATCTGACATGGAAAAACATTTGAACACAATCGCCATGGCTGTGGTTGACCTAAAAGCGAAAGAAGGAGCTGAGGGAGAGACAAGCCATAGTGAAAATTCAATCAGCCGTTCTTATGAAAATGCTTATGTTTCAAGTTCGATATTTAATGACGTGCTTCCGTATGTTCATTTTTTATAGAAGATTGTGCGTGACCATTTTGCTAATGTAGGCAATATGGTTGCAGGGTATTAGCTAATTTGGTGGTGGGCAGCTAATGGAAATAAGAAAAAGGCAGGTAAATGATTGATGACTATTGAAACATTGATAGCAATCATTATAAGTGTGGTGTCAGTTGCTTTTTCCATTTTCTTCGGTTTGAAGAACAATAAACGTTCGGACACGAAAGATATCGAAGAAAGAGTTAGGCAGAACACAAAAATCAATATGAAACTTGATAACATATCTTCTTTGAGTGAGGACATCAAAAGTGAGATTTCTCAGATGAAAGATAAGCTTGATTCTCACAATGGAAGAATAATCAAACTGGAAGACAGTGTAAAGAGTGCACATCACAGAATTGATACACTGGAAAACAGAATGAATGGTGGTGAAGAATAATGGATATTTTTTCAATGGAAACCGTATTGGCGATCGTGGTTATTACTTATCTTGTTGGACTCGGAGCAAAGCTGTGTCCGAAAGTAAAAGATAATTATATCCCTGTAATTGTTGGTTTGGCCGGAGGAATTCTCGGAGTTGTTGGAATGTATGTAATCCCTAGTTTTCCGGCAACAGACGTTCTTGATGCAATTGCAGTAGGAATTGTATCCGGACTTGCAAGTACTGGTGTAAATCAGGTTCAGAAGCAAGTAAAGAAGGTGACCGTAAGTGAGGACACTGAACAGAAATAAGCAGAAAATGTACTACTCCTTGCAAGATGGTACGTCTCCGGTATATATGACTGATGATGATGGGAATGTGAAGTACATCGAAGTAGATGGAGAACAGATTCCTGTTGAGTCAGGAGATACTGAACCACACTACACGGAACCTAAGTTATTCAGAGCGAATATCAATTCTACATTGACCGATACATTTATTCGGGCGTTTGGCATTGATGATTCCTCTGACAAGGCAACGATTGTCTGTGCAAAAGGAACTCTTCCATTGGCAAAAGGGGCGCGTATTTGGCGCAATTCAGCCATTAAATACAAAGACCCGATAAATACGTCAAACGTGGATGAAAACTCCGCAGATTACGTTGTTAAGGATGTCAACGATGAAGCTATGCACGAAGATACATTCTTGCTTCAACGATTGATTAAAGAGGGATAAGAATGAGCACAAAAATCAGTTTCGGATTATCACAAAAGAGCATTGATGAAGCAATCAAACAGATTGAAGCTTACCAGAAATCGCTTGATTCAAAGTTAAGCTTGTTCTGTGAAAAATTGATTGAGAGAGGACAGACTGTCGCAGTTGAAAAGCTGACAGAATCTCCGCTCGGAAAAACAGTGACTCTGAAAAGTGATAAGACAGAAGAAGAGATGGGATGCAAAGCGGTACTGATTGCCACTGGTAAAGTAAAGTATCCAGAGGGAAGAGAACCGTTCAATCTTCTGTTCGCTATAGAATTCGGAGCCGGTGTTCGTTACAACAGCATCCCAAACCCAAAAGCCGGAGAGCTTGGATTCGGTGTTGGCAGTTATCCGGGACAGACTCATGCTGCTGATCCGAACGGTTGGTACTACTTTGGAGATGATGGAAAATGGCATCATTCCTACGGTATCAAAGCAACTATGCCGATGTACAATGCAAGCCTTGAGATGATTAAATCCGTTTCAGAAGTAGCGAAGGAGGTGTTTGGAAGTGGATAATTCATGGGTTTTCGACTTAGAGACACACATCTTCTCTATTGTTCAGAAGAAAGTAGGAGATAAGCTGAAAAGTAAGTATCCGAACATTCGTTTCACGACTACTTCAAAACCTAAAGGCGTGACCGTAAAATATCCAACAGTTTACATTCGTGAATTGCCTGGGGCAGAAAAAGCACGCACTTTGGACGGTGAAGATATCAGCGGAATCTTGTATTCCATGCAAGTGGAAGTAAGTACAGATAAAAGTATTAAAGAAGCTAAGGCGGTTTTGAAAGAGGTTGCCTTGGTGTACAAAAATATGGGGTTTGAAATTAATTCATTTCCAGAAGAGAGTGACGGAGACGAATATTACCGATGTGTAATGCGAGTCAGGCGAACTCTCGGAAACATAGATGCGTTACACTGATCCGAAAGGATCTTTTTTATTGCCTAAACGGCAGAAATGGAGGTAAAAAATGGCTTCAACCAGTTATAAAGTAAGAGCTATATACAAAGAATTAGACGATAGCGCGGATTTGTCAGCAGTTGATTTTGCCGGAAGTTACAAACTACTTCTGAAAGCAAAATCAATGCCAGCTCCGGTGTCTGCACCAAACACAGTTGAATCAACAACTATGGAAGATGATGCACAGACATTTGAGATGGGTATTAAACAGTCTGATGCAAAAGAGGTAACAGGAAACCTTGAAAAAGAGTATCTGGACAATATTGGAAAACTTGAGAAGAAAAGAGTTGCTATCTTCCAGTTATATGGAACAGACGGTATCGGTGGCGTTGCGAAATATGCATACGTTGCACAGGTATCCGCTACTCCGTCAGACGTTGGTGGTGTCGATGAAATCTGTGAGATGACAGCAACTATCATTCAGAACACTGTCGCAAAGAAAGTGACAGACGAGTATACAATCGTTGACGCTGGAAACGGCACATTTACAGTAACAAAGGGGTAACACGTTCCGAGCAAGACAGGTCAGCGAATACTCGGAACGTAAAATTTGATTACGCTGACATTGCAGAATAACAACAGGAACGGGCGCTCTTAGGGGCGCCCTTCCCATATAAAATTACGGGAAGGAATACAAAGACATGAAAACATTTGAAATTAATGGAAAAGAATATTCAGGGAAACCTTTTGACTTTAACCTTGTTTGCGACCTTGAGGACATGGGCGTATCAGTTGAATCCATGGAAGAGAAACCGATGAGCATGGTTAGAGGATATATTGCGCTGTGCATGGGAAAAAGACGTGCAGATGCCGGACTTGAGATTCAAGAGCATATTCTGAATGGTGGCACAATGGATGATGCGACCAAAGTAATGCAAGAAGAAATGGAACAGTCTGATTTTTTTCGCAACCTCAACAAGAGAGCGGAAGCGGAAGCTACAAAGAATCAGGAGAAGAAGAACACTGGCGGCAGAAAAACAGCAGCAGCGAAGTAAGATCGTACCGTTCTCAGCGTGAGTTTTTCACCTGTGAATGGTATCCGCAAGCAAAAAAAATGGGAGTTGGCTGGACAGAATTTTGGAGCATGAATCCTAGAATTCTGAAAGCGGTATCTGCCGGATACGAAGAGCAACTCCTTGATATTGATTATATGAATTGGATGTCAGGGCAATATCTTATCAGTGCAATCAATACGTGCTTTGTCAAAGAAGAAAAGTATCTGAAGAAACCGATTCTGAAAACATTAATTGAAGAATCGCGAATGACTGATGAAGAACGTGAACTTCGTGAGATGGAAGAGGAAATCAGAAAAATGGATGCTTGGATTGCAGCAGACAGGGCAAGAGGATTGCCGGAGACATCGATAAATTAGGATGGGTTCACCATCCTTTATTTTTTGTAAAAAGGTGGTGAAAACATGGGAACAGAGGTGGACTCTCTTGAGGTAAAAGTTGAAGCGTCGGCTAAGTCAGCAAATGCTAGTTTGACTAATTTGGCAAAGAGATTAGGTACTGTATCGAAACAGCTTCAATCTGTTTGCTCTTATCAACCAACAATAAAGGCACTTACTGGAAATCTCAATAGCATTTCTCAACTTGATTTTAAGAATGTAAAAGATTTAAAAAACGCTATTAAAACAATGTCCAAAGATATGGCAAAAATCAATGGACGGCAAATTAAAATCAGCGTAAACAAGCTTGGAGACATAGAAAATGCCGCAAAGAAAGTGACAGATCTTTCGGAAAAAGTTGCAGAAGCATCAAAAAGCATAAAAATTTCCGTTGATTCTTCTGAGGTTAATTCAGCAAAAAAAGCTTGCGATGAACTGAAAAAGAAAACTTCCGGTTTAAAAGCAAGTGCTCAGACCATCAAAAAGGCAAGCGGACAACTTGGTGCATCTGATGGTAAATCCGTATTGAGCGGAGCAGAAACGAGACAAAGATTTTCGAGCATCGTCCCAGATAAAGACAAAGGAATTGCTGAAGAAGAGACAAAAGAAGCGTCTAAGCTTTCAAAGATTCTTTCAGGGACTCAGAAAGTTTCAAAATCTCTTTCCAATACGTTTGGGAAGATGGGGAAAACAGTTGGTGGAGTGGTTTCTAAAGCAAAAGACCTCAAGAATTTGATTACCAAAACAAACAAATCTGGTGGTCAAATGTCAATGGGAAGAATGCTTGGAATGTCACTTGTATTTTCCACTGTGTTTTCAGCATTAAGCGCAATAAACAATGCAATCAAGGAAGGTTCAAACAACCTTGTTCAATACAGTTCTGATTACAACAAGAGCATTTCGGGTATTGTCACATCTCTTCTGTATTTGAAGAATGCATGGGCAGCTGCTTTTGCTCCGATTATCAATGTAGTCGGACCGTATATTTCAGCATTTATTGATATGCTCGCCAATGCAATGAATAAGGTCGCGCAGTTCATGGCTGTATTGACTGGAAAAACAGCAGTGGTTCAAGCAAAGAAAGCATGGAAAGACTACGGAAAAACACTCACATCCACTGGAAGTAGTGCTAAAAAAGCTGGAAGTGATGCAGCAAAAGCAGCAAAAGATCTTGAGAACTATACTCTTGGAATTGATGAACTAAATGTAATCCAGCCGACAACATCAAGCTCAAGTTCAAGTGGTGGCTCTGACGGAAGTTCCGGTGCTTATACTGGACCAGATGTTTCTGAAATGTTTGAGACAACTGAACCGACTAAAGCTATTTCTGATTATGCTAAACGGCTAAGAGAAGCGTTCAAAGCTCAAGATTGGACTTCTCTAGGCTCAATCATGGCAGAGGGCGTAAATGCCGGAATGCAGAAATTGTATGACATATTTGACTGGAATAAGCATGGGGAAAAGATTACTTATTTCTGCAATGCTTTTACCACAACAATGAATAGCCTTGTTGACAATATTGAATGGCCATTAATTGGAGCTACTGTTGCTGCCGGAGTGAATACGGTCTTCAATACTGCACAGCTTTTGATTACCGGGTTTAACTGGACGAATCTTGGAACAGGAATCGGAACAGCTATTTCTACAGGGATTCAAAACATTGACTGGGGAACGATAGGATACACTCTCGGGGCGTATTTTATGATTTCTTGGAACACCCTTGTCGGGATTCTGAGAGAGCTTAAAGGTGAAGACATTGGAATGGCGTTGGCTGATGCTTTTAACGGTGCGTTAGATTCTATCAATCTTGGAACAATCGGAGAATCCATCGGAAGAATGGTTGCTCTTGTAATAGAGTCAATTAAAACATTTATTCAGAATGCCAATTGGAAAGAACTTGGATCACAGATTATTGAAGGAATAAAGAATGCTTTCAAGTTTGCTTCTGACGGTGGTGAAAATACAGGAATACTTGCGGCGGTTATTGGCGTTGGTGCTGTTGGAGAAATCGTTTCAAAAATTTCCCCTGTTATAAGCACTCTGTCAAAAGTAAAAGATGTAATTTCTATTATTTCAGAAATTACCAGTGGAATTTCACTCGGTCCAATTGCAGTTATTGCCGCAGGAATTGCGCTATTTGTTGCTGAGATTGTAGACCTTTGGAATACATCTGAGGGATTCAGAGATGCTGTAAAAAATGCTGTTGGGGAAATTGGAGATGCATTTTCTTTTGCGAAAAAAGAAATTTGGGATAACGGATTTAAACCACTTTGGGAGAACCTAAAAGAACTGTTTAATTCTATTTACGATTTATATGAATCAAGTGGAGCGAAAGAGCTGTTCGAATCAACAATGATTGCCGCAGTGAAAGCAATTGGAGCAGTGCTTTCCATAATAATAAAAAGAATAGCACAAGTTGTTTCTACTATTACCGGAATGGTGAGTGGAGCGATAGAGATAATCCAAGGATTGGTTACATTTGTGACAGGTGCGTTTACTGGAGATTGGGGAAAGGCTTGGAAAGGAGTAGAAGATATTGCGCTTGGATTTAAGCAATATGTTTCATCTTTATTTCAATTACTTTTCGGAACAATTACAGCGATTTTCTCACCAATTGCACAGTGGTTTTCGAAAAAATTTCAAGCTGCTAGAAGCGGCGTAACGAATGCATTTTCAAACATCGGTTCTTGGTTTGGTCAAAAACGTGAGGATATCAAGTCAAATATGAAGTCTATTGCTCAGTGGTTTAAGGATATTTTTAAGTCTGCCTACAACGGAATTACTTCAATTTTTGACAAGATTGGTGGGTACTTCAATACTGTAGCAGATTGGATAAAATCCCCTGTTTTAGGCGCAGTAAAAGCAATCGCTAAGGCTGTGAACTGGGTTTACGGAAAATTAGGTGGAGATGGCGATCTGATTAACGTTTCTGGACTTGATAAATACGCAAGCGGTACAAACGGAGTCGAGAGAGATTCCTTTGGCGTTGTCAATGACCAGTCAGGAAATACCTACAGAGAACTTGTCCAGTATCCGAACGGACAGACTGTAATTCCAAAAGGAAGAAATGTAGTTCTTCCGATGCCAAAAGGTACAAAGGTAATGCCAGCTGGTCAAACAGCAGCATTGATGGGAATTACTGGCGTGAAGAAGTATAAATCTGGAATCGGTAATTTCTTTGGAAGTACAGCAGAAAAAATCAGCGATATTGCAAGTAACATTTTCAGTTACATCAAAGACCCGAAGAAGCTTCTTAAAGCTGCAATTGATAAATTCACAGATTTGACAGGAGCGCTTGAGCCTGGAATCACACTTGCGAAGACGGCAGTTAATTCACTGTTTGAAACAGCGGTTTCCAAAATCAAAGGATTCTTTGACAGTTTCGGTGCTGTTGATTACAAACCATCTGCCGGAGTGGAGCAGTGGAGAGGACTTGCGAAACAAGCTCTTTTACTGACAAATCAGTTCAGTGAATCCAATCTGAATGCCTTGTTAACTCAGATGATGCATGAGTCAGGTGGAAATCCTAACGCTATCAATAACTGGGATATCAACGCAATCAGAGGTATTCCGTCAAAAGGACTGATGCAGGTAATTGACCCGACATTCCGTGCAAATGCGATGGCTGGATTCAATACAAACATTTACGATCCACTGTCAAACATGATCGCCGCTATCAATTACACAGTCAAAAAATACGGAAGTCTGTACGCTGGATGGACTGCCCGTGGATACAAAGGATACGCAAACGGTATCGGAACATTCAAACTGTCGGATGTGGTCGGGAAATATTCTGTAGGTGGATTCCCTCAGAATGGCGAGCTGTTTGTGGCGAATGAGAAAGCACCGGAATACGTTGGAAGAATGGGAAATAGAAACGTGGTTGCTAACAACAATCAGATTGTGACAGGAGTATCCAACGGAGTTGCAGAAGCGAATAAAAATACAGAAAGACTTTTACAGAAGCTTATCGAGCAGAATGAGAGACTTCTTAGAAAGAATACATCACTGATGATGAACAGCAAGAAAGTAAATAAGGAACTGTCAAGAGGAAGTAGAAACTCTGGATACAGTTTCAGTACAACATAGGAGGTGCTAGGATATGTCAATTAAATTGAGTAATTTCATCATTGTAAATGGTCATCAATATCCGGCACCGAAATATTATCCGAATTTTCAAGTTACGACTGCTACAAATGCTGCTAGAAATGCGGCAAATAAAGTAGTCGGACAGAAAATGAGTCGTGATAACTATAAGATAGATTCATTGGAGTGGCCGTACTTAGATGCGGAAATTTGGTCAACAATGCTACAAGAGTTTGATAAGAATTTCTTTAGTAGTGTTCGATTTTGGGATATGGTAAATAATAAGTGGCGTACATTAACAATGTATTGCGGAGACAGGACGGCAGATGTTTTCAAGATTGATTCATCCGGCCGTCCTCTTGCGTATATCAACTGTAAAATGAATCTGATTGATGCGGGGTGGTAGGATGTACGAAGTATCAGATGCATATAGAGAATCAATGAAAAATCCGCTGAGAAATGCTTCTTACATGAAGGTAACACTCGGCGTTATAAATGATGCAGCACAGAGTCAGGCATTGCTGAGTAATCAAAGCCAGTATGCCGAATTTTCTGATTTTGATGGAGTGTTTGAACAGAAAGAAGTTCAAAGCCAGTATGCAACATACGAGAATAATTTTTGGCTGCTAGATGGATCCATGAGATTTCTGCCAGATGCAGCATCTCAGTATGAACCTGTTGGAATCGTATCGAAGAATCTGTTTTCAAGCAGTTTCTCGGTGAAAATGACATTTCAAGAGAATGTTGACATTGCCGGATTGACTATAAAGTTTGCCGGGAATTATCCTAGCGAATTCAGCATAATCACATCTGACGGAACATCAAAGAGCTATTCAAACAGCAGTTTGAACTTTACGACAGATGATAGATTCGACAATACAACTTCTCTTGAGATAAAAGTCACTGCAATGTCCGCTACAAACAATCGTGTGCGTATTGAGAGTATTTTATTTGGAAATGCGGTAGTTTTTACAGATAATGACATAATCAACGCAGAATCGGCTTCTACGATGTCACAGATCAATGAGGACTTGCCGGAGATTAACTTCACGCTTACTCTTGATAATAACGATAAGAAATTCGATTACGACAATAAGGAATCAATTATCAATTATCTGAGAACCGGACAGGATGTAGTTGTTCAGATGGGATATGACCTTGATGATGGAACAACAGAGTGGATTTTGTTGCATACATTAAAGCTGAGTGAGTGGTCAGCCAGTGACGATGAAGCGAGCATTAAAGCCGTAGACGTTCTTCAACAGTTCGGTGATGGTGACTATTACCGCGGAGACTGGCACGCAAAAGGAATTACACTGTATGCTTTGGCAAATTATGTGATTGCTGATGCAATAGGTACTTATTCGATTCCTCAAGACAAGTTTTTTATTGACAAATACTTAAAGTCCGTAGAGGTCAGAAACCCTATTCCATTAGTGTCGCACAAAGAAGCATTGCAAATTATTGCTAATGCCGGAAGATGCGTTTTGACTGTGGATAGATATGGAAAAATCTGTATCAAGTCAGCATTTGACCCGGATGCAGAGACAACTTCTACTGAGACTGCATACTTCTCTGATGTTGCCAATGTGAATATTGACAATGAAAAGACGCGTTATGCTACATATGAAGATTCAATGTGGCAGCTCGGTAAAAGACCGCCGTTTCTTCCGAGGAGTGGTGTTAAAGATGATGTCGGATTTGTTACAAAAGATATTGCTCCTAAAGGTGGAACGTTTTCGACACCTCCACAGATTGTAAAGACGTTTGAGGTCCCTAGAAAAAGCAATGGAATGAAAATAAAAGTGTATTATATGTTCCCCCGTACGATGAGCATTAACACTTATCTGAAAGACCAGATTGTTGAATCTATCGGAATTTCTGATGGAAAAATCAACTATGCTGATGTGAAAACATGGACTACAGATCACCAGTTTAAAGAATTCGACAAGATGGTTATTGAGTTTGGAAGAATCAATGCAAATACAAGACTTGTGGTTGATTATATTGAGCTTGGTGAAAACGTCGATTACACAATCGAAAGAGATGATATGTATTCCAGTCCGACTATGAGCAAGCCGGAGAATATCAAGCGGTTAAAGAATATCAGAACTGTCTATTCAAAATCTGATACGCTTGAAGAAGTAGTAAGCGAAGAGGTTGAGTGGACGAATGAGACTTTGCTATATACGTTTGACGAACCACATCATTCTTATACAGCTTCCCTTGAGAACGCAGTAAGCGGTCAAAGTGTTGAGATTTCAGACAGTGGAGCATACTTTGTTGAACTTAAACTTAGCGGAAATGACATGGGCAAGAAGGTTCAAGTCATCGTTAACGGTAAAAAATTCAATCAGTCAAACGCTTATTCCGTTGCGGAAATCAGCAATTACGGTGTTGAAAAAGATTGGAGCAATCCGCTGATTTCGGATAAGGAACTCTGTGATAAAGTCTGCAAATGGGTAGCTGATTATTACAATCCAGGCATTGACTACTCTATTGATTACCGTGGAGAACCGGCACTTGATGCAGGAGACACAATCTATCAAGAAAACCGTGACGGAGAAATGGTCAAGACAGTAGCGGAAAGCGTGTCGCTGACCTATGACGGAACTGTAAGTGGAACGCTTGAGACAAGGAGGTAATAGCATGGCATCATTTTCCGCACCTAGAACTGATTGGAATGCGAATTCCTTTTTCAGTTATGGAGCATATAACAGAATCAAGAACAACATACAATATCTGATCGACTTGTCTTTTGAGTTGTTCCCGGAATACGAATATGAAAAGATGGGCGATGATAAGACGTATTCGGATTTCCCGTATGCTGATGAATTCAATCTGATTGAATTGAACTTGAAGCTTTTACATGACAAGTCGTTCGGTTTTGTAAAATACACATTCTCAGACATGAAGAACTGGTATCCAAATCAACAGACACCATCTTATGAGGATATGAACAGATATGAACAGATGACTGTTGATTACTACAATGGTTTGAACAGCATCAAGAAAAACAAGAACAAGCTCGGTGATATCAAGCTTGGAATGAAGTTATAGGAGGTATCGTTATGGCATTAAGAACTGATTTTAAGGATAGCGTATTAAAAAATACATCTGGTAAGAGACAATATAAAATGACAAACAATAGTAATAATACAGTTTCTTTCACTGATGTTACTGATTACTCTCAAGAAGGTAGTCCTTATGGAGCAAAAGAAGTTAATGAAGAAAGGGAAGCTATTAACTCTGTTATAGTGCCTAAAACAAGAACTGTTAAGGGAGGCTATTTAACTTGTGACGTTACGGAAGCAGGAGCTGTAACATGGTTTAGAATTTCTAGCAATACGACATCAAATCTTACAAACGGAACCGAATATAGACCGTTTACTGTGACACCAGCACCTCTGTTCGGAGTTTTTCGAAGAATCTACATTTCTGACACCCTCGGTTTTATTTTCAAAATCGCAACCAGTGGACAAGTTAGTATCACTCCATTCGGCGGAGATATTCAAGTTGGAGTAGGAATTAATGTGTCTGAATTCTTTATGACATCGCGGGAGTGATGTTATGAGAACATTAAAATTCAACGCAAAATAGCAGAGGATAGAGAAAGCACAGTTTTCTTTCTCCTCTGATTGAAACGGATACGCATATCTATTGTTTAAGGAGGAAGAATTATGGCATTGAAAGCAGAAGATGTATTTGCGATTGTCAATGAAAAAATAAAGAATCCTGTCACTCAAGAACAAGTGACAACAGCTGTTAATGAGTATCTCAAAGAAAACCCAGTTACCGCAGGAACAGCAACATACAACCCAGAGACAAGAGGAATCACGATTGAGTAAGGAGGTACGACATGGCGACGAGTGATATTGGAAAAGCTGCATTTTTAAATGTAAAGAACAAAGACACGGGTGAAATCGAAAAGAAAACCCTGATCCCTCCGGCTCCGTCTGACGGTGATTTAGGAGGAATAAGCAAAGAAAAGTTAGAGCAAATAGATAAATTGAATGAAGATATATCCACCAAAATTACAAAGTTCTATGCATCGAATCAGGGTGAAACTCATATTACTGATTCTGATAATGGAAAGATTCAAGATATGATGATATATGGCAAATCATTACAGGATGGAACGCCAACGCCAGAGAATCCAGTTGAGATTAAGAGTGTGGTAAATCCTACAGTTAAAGTAACAAATGAAGATGGATTAAAGGTTCAATCTGTTACGCTTAACAATGTCATCCTTAACGCAATTCCAGTCTCAAGTGGTGGCAACGTCACTATTGACGGTCAGCAGTATATTGCGGATAGAGTTGCGGAAAAAGACGGTGTATTTGGCGTCGAAAGAAATATCCGAGAAATCCATACGAATACAAAAACTATGAATAACAGTGAAGAGTATCCTGGATGGAATAAAGTAGAAGGCGTATCTGATATTACATATTACAGTAATCAATCCGTAGGAGAGTCCAGAAGAGTTATTTATATATCTAATTTTACAAATACCACTTTTTTACAAAATAATAAAGGAAAAAATAATATCTTGTACCTTTTAAGTCGTAGTATTGGTTATTTACAATCTGAATTAATTGCCAAAGCCATAGATGTAGATATGTATATCAGATTGCAAGATGCTATATTTGAGCCTCTTCCTGGGGATATACAAGTTAAATTGCAAACTTTTGTCACCTACTACCCAGTAACCAACATCTCCGTCACATCCGACCAGTTAGACGGATATACAGTATTTAATTATCCAACACATTTTGAAGATGAGTGGATTAAAACTAAAGAAAAAATTGCTTCGCTAAAAGAAGATTTAGATAACTTGGTGAATGGTACTCAAGAGGTAATTACTATTCCCGATACTATCGGTCATGTGGCAAATTATTCCGGCTATTCGCAAAAAATTGCAGATGTAAAGGCTGGCGAAAAATGGATTGTTTTGTTCGATACATTTTCAGACCATATTAGTATTAGAAACTTAACTACATCTTGGGTTGACATTAGTAATCTAATGAACTCGAAAAATATGTGTGAACTACAAATAACTGTTGACGGTAGTTTACGATTGAATGTTGAAGATACACCATATAGTGGCACTTATTATGCTTATAATGTTACAAATAAAGCAACATTAAGTGATTATCTTAAAAAAAATGGGATAAATGGGTTATATAAAATTTATACAGAAAAGAATGAAGAATATATAAAGCAGTACGCAGATAGTATTGACCCGTTAACTGATTCCAAATTATTTTCAACTAAAAATATAGCATCGGATGGTGTATTAGATTTTAGAGGATATAAGGATAGTTTAGCGTCATATACATCTAGCATCAATATTGGTACAGATTATATTTTTGTAGCCGAATTGGAAGTTGAAAACAAAAGTGGTTTCGAAATCAATTCCATGTATTTATCAGAAGGGCTGGTAATAAGAAATCCAGATGGAGGTGTTATATATTACGCCCCTGTTCTCGATTCTGATGGTAAATATGCAACTGGAAATTTAGCTCATTTTGAAAATGTAAATTTAAAAAACAATGCTAAAAAAACGTTTAAAGTTTTAGGGCGAATAAATACGAATGGTTTTGCAACAAGCAAAATATATTGGACACTAGGACTTAACCGATTCCGTGAAAAGAACAGTGAGGTTAATATTACTACTGGAATTAGCGGAATCTGTAAAAATGTATGGCTTTTTGCAGATAATCAAGATTCAGATAAAAACATCCTTGCTTTAGTTGGACAGTATCTTTTAAATGATAATGTATTCGTTGAACATTGTATTACCGTAGATACAGCAAATAAAATTGACAGTATTTTTGACGGTAAAAAATTAACAACATACGGTGATTCTATAACGGCAAATGGCGGTTGGCAATCATATTTAAAAGACTATTTTGGGTTTATTATAGAAAACAAAGGAATAGGCGGAACAACTGTTGCTGATAACAGAAACGGTGATAGTTTTTGTATACAAAATAGAATTGATACGATTTCTTCCGACAGTGATGTTGTTATAATAATGGGCGGAACTAATGATTGCGGACAAAGTATTGAAATCGGAGATTTAACGTATTCAAACGGATTTGATACTACAAAATTCAAAGGCGGACTTGCTACAACTATAAGAATGATTCAGAACAGATGTCCGAATGCGTTAATATTTGTAGCTTCTTTATGTGGTGGTAGAGGTAATACCGCGGGAGAAAACCTTGATACTCCTGTTTATAATAGCAAAAACCTAACCAGTTATGATTATGCAAAAGCAACGAAAGATGTTGCGGAGTTTTTTAACATTCAGTATATTCCGATTTTTGAAGAATGTGGCATCAACTGTTGGAACAGAGCAACATATATCGCAGATACGGTACACCCGAATGATTACGGGAAAAAGCAATTAGCGAAAATATTCATAAAGCATTTATCCAGTTATCTAATTAGCTAAAGAGGGCTTTAGTTAATCAAGAATGCGTATATGGAAATCAGAGCAAGACCGAAAGGTCTTATTTTTATACTTAAAACAGAGAAAAGAAAGGAGAACAGCATGACAGAACAGACGGTAAAAGAAATTATTAAGAGTTTCGCCTACGGACTTTCAGCAAAGGAAATCTCTGATAACGAAGGGACTTCACTGGAAACTATGGAGAAATTTGCAGAGGAACACGCAGCGGAGATTGAGCAGAAGAAAGCAGAACTGAAAGAAGGTGGATGGTATGAGTAATCTGATTATTGACGTATCTTATCATAATGGAGTTATCAACTGGGAAAGAGTCAAGGCGTCAGGTTGTGCCGGAGCTATTCTTAGATGTGGTTACGGAGACGATATCGCATCACAGGATGATAAACAGTGGATCCGCAACCTTGCAGAGTGCGAAAGACTTGGAATCCCGGTAGGAGTCTATCTGTACAGCTACGCAACTTGTGACAGACAGGCACAGAGCGAGCTTGCTCACATTTTAAGACTGATTAAAGGTCATACCTTCCAGTTACCTATCTTCATTGATGTTGAGGAACCAGGCACACAGGGATACGCACCTAAATGCTGTGAGATTGTCTGCGAAGGACTTAAAGCAGCTGGATATACTCCGGGAATCTACGC